CATATGGGCGGTCCCGCTTGGGTTCTTGTTTCTCGCCATAGCACAAGGTTTCGATGCGCGGGTCCTCAGCACTCCTAAATTCCTTGCCGCAATTTTTGCACTTGATTGCGCCACCAGATGGGCTCAATTCATGGTAATGGAGAACGAACATTATTCCTCCACCAGTTCGTCAAAAACTCGTTTTGGCACCATGACCCACTCACTGGTCCCAGGCTGGGGCTTCCCGTCAGGAAGTACGAAGGAAACCGTCAGGGCGGGCTTCAGGCCACAGCACAGCGCCTCATGGTTGATCTTGACCAGCCATCCTTGGTCAATGCTGATGGAGCCATGGATGGTGGACTTCGATTCGATAAGGAAGTCACCCTTGCGCATGTCGCCCTTGGAGCCACGAGTTGCACCACTGTTGGGGGTGAGGCGGGCGCCACTGGCTTTGGCGATGCGCTTTTCTGATTCCTTGCCATGGCCGTTGGTGCCACGAGCTTTGGCCCGCTTCATGAAGGGGGAGTCTTCGATGCTCATCGTGGGCTCCCCGTCCGTGTGATTCCACAGTCCTTGCACGTGTAAAAGCCACGGTCCAGCTTCTTGGTCGTGAACGTGCCGTCCGACCTTTCCTTGCGAATGTACCACGGGCGGTTGTGCAGGAAATACCAGTCATGGTGTTTCTTCCCGTCCTTGCAGTCGGGCATTTTTTGTTGAGGATGGTAGATCACTTGGCGGCTCCTTCGGCTTCGATGAGGAATGCTTGCCCTTTTTTAGCTTTGATCACTGCTTGCTGACATTTAACCGCAAATTCGGGCTCCCCTGAATACGTGTCTTGGAACACGGCCAGAGTCGGGGAAGAGTGGCCGAACAGTTCCCAGCCCTTGTTGGTCTTGGTCAGGATGCCATAGTGCTGAAGTTGACCCTTGACGTTGTTCCAGCTATTGGAGTCTCCCACCACCATACCGTCGTGTGGAACCAACACCATCTTGTATTCGGCCTTGACAGCATTGACGGCAATTTTGGATTTCTTTACCACCATCGTAGTGGCGTTGTACGCGGGCATATCCGGGTTGATCTTCTTGTCCACTTCCTTCACGCCATACAGGCGGACGGTCAGACTGGACAGGAATTTCATGGTGTTACCTCCCGGCATAGTCTCCGGGTCACCGAACATCACACCGATTTTGAAGCGGGTCTGATTCACGAGGATCACGGCAGGGTGGTGCCCACGACGGGCTTCGATGGTCTGCCCAATCACGATCTTGTTGCACATACGCTTGATCAGGATGGATGCGGTGCCCACATCGAACTTCTCCACGGACTGTTCCAACTCCTTGGTGGAGGTGACCACGGCCAGTGAGTCGAGCACCACCAGGGCCACATCTTCCGCCCGCACGACGGCATCCATGGCGTCCACTGCCTCTTCGCCATAGGCAGGCTTGATCAGGATCAATTCGTCCACGTCAACACCGAACAGTGCGGCCCACGTGGGGTCGAACGTGCCTTCCAAGTCGATCCACACTACCTTGTTGCATGGGGCGGGGCGGCGTTGTGCGTTGGCCACGGCCTTGTAGCACAGGTTGGTTTTACCGCTACTCTCCGGTCCATAGACGATGGAGTAGCGTCCCATGGGGAACCCCCCGCCCGTGGCGTCATCGAACTCCCAAACACCCGTGGGAATGCGCTCCACGTTGGGGATCGTATTGGCTTCCACCACCAAGCCGGGTTTCTCCTTACGGAGTTGGGCCAAGACTTGATTGAGTTCGGAGAGTTTCTTTTCTTTCGGTGATTCCTTGATTTCCTCACCGGACGCTTCAACTACCGGCTCCGCCACCTTCACACCGCCAATGCTCAGTCCCATGGTCTATCCCTTGATTTGTTTTACAGCGTTGATGATCTTTTCAGAGACCCAATCAGAAACGAATTCAAATGTTTCTTCTAATTGGGCCTTATCGCATGGCATTTCAAGGGAAATATCCAAACGGACAGTTTCATAGGGTGCGGTGCTGATGGTTTGGCCACCACTCACGCGAACCTTGCACGGCTCACCAGAGGTTTGAATTCCCTTGTGCACCGTTACTGTTTCTTCCAATAGGGTTGTTTCACTCTTGGTCCCGTCCTTGTGTGTCTTGGTCTGAATGGCATCCACCTTGGCCACAGCGGGATTCAGGTGGATATCATACGGGTTTGCCTTGGGTTTGCTTACCACATTCTTGTTGATATTGAGGCCCATGTTCAATTCCAGTTGGCATGAATGAAGTTGGTCACGTCTTGCAGTTTCTCCCGGCTAGCTCGTGACAGGCGCTTGCCGTGTTCCTTGAGGAATTGTTGGAGAGCACCTAACAACCCTAGTTGAGTGTCGGTGAACAAAAGGTTGCGTCCCACTTTCATTGGTTCGGGGAAGTAGTCCTTCTTTCTCCACTCACGGAGAGTCCACACCGTCACGTCCAGGTGCTTGGCCATATCTTGCAAGGTATGGTTGTAGCCTGCCGGACGCTGATTCAGTGCGCGGTGCTTTTCCAGTTGTTTGGCCTTACGGTCCAGTGCCTTTTGCCGGTACTCCGGGTCGTTCTGGTAACGTTCACGACGTTTCTCGGCCAATTCGTGTTTATGGTTCTTATACCACCGCTGGTATGCGGTTTCTTGCTGGTCATTCATTTCTAACTCCTTTAATCCATTTTTACTACCTTGTGTTTGCCCTTGAAGTACTGATGCTCACGCTTCAGGTAATAACCTTGAAGAATGCTATGGTTGTCTACCAAGTCCAGAGCTACGGGCTCCTTTTTGCCTTCCTTCTTGCGAAGGATGCGGCCCAAGGATTGTTCTATTTCCGCATGAGGGGTTAGAAATACGAGAGTATCCCAAGCTGGGTTATCGGTTCCTTCAGAGCACATCTTATAGGTGCCCAAACACACACGGGCTTTCTTTGCTGCTTCCAATTCAGCCTTGGTCCGGCCCCCAACATAGAAGTCCATCAGGTCACCGGGGATTCCATTTTGAGCCAATAGATGAAACAGGGGCTTCAGGTGATCATCCAGTAAATCGGATAGCAGCAGGATATTGCGGCCAGCCTTGAATGCCGACACCGTGAATTCAACGGCGTGCATGTTGCGCTCCTTATCCTTGGCCATCAGCTTGTACACATGCATAAGCTTTCCGGGTTGGAGCGGCATCTTGGGTGGTTTCCACCCTGTACGACGGACGAGAATCTTGGCGTGCATGGGAATGGAGGTTCCGCGCACCATGACTTCACCAATATGTCCTTCGATGATCTCCCACTTGCCATCCCCACGCTTGGTGGTGGCGGAGAATCCAAGGCGCAGCTTGGCGTACAACATTTGACAGGCTTGCACGAACGAGTCAGCAGCCATGCGGTGCACCTCGTCAAAGATCACCAACCCAAAATACTTGTACATTTCCGGGGGGTATTTGTCCGGAATGATGATCGAATGCACCATGGCGATCACAAAACGCTTGCCCACGTAGTCACACTTGTTCTGCTGGATGTGGCCAATCTCATGGGCAGGAATCCCCATCAGGTGGATGAGAGTATCCCTCCAGCTATGAACCAAATCTTCCTTGGTCACGAGGATGAGGGTTGCCTCCCCCACAGCGCCAGCGACAGCCACGCCACAGTAGGTCTTGCCAAATCCGGTAGGAGCTTCAAAGACGTGGCTGTATCCATGCTCCAGCAAAGCAATTGATTTGGCAATCAGCTTGGCTTGCTCGTCGTCACGTGGCGGCTTCGCGCAATTGATTGCGCCAAGTTGGTTGCTCGTCCGGTAGTCTGTCTTTCCGAGAGGTGCGAGGTTTCTCGGCACAAACAGCGTTCCTCCATCCTTCACAGACACGTTGACCACTTCTCCAAACTTCGGTTTGAACAGGAATGCGGCTTCCAGTTCCGGGGAGTAGGGAAAGGCCGACATGGCGCCGGTACTGATGGGAAGTTGTTGAGTCAGAAACATTCACACTCCTTGGAAAAAAGCCCACCTTGTGGGTGGGCCTTGACTGCGTGTTGATGGATTACAGTTGGTCGGAGTAATCCACCTTGCTACCGGCGTTGCCACCCGGCGCCGAACCGCTGAAGCCCGACATGCCGCCCGTGGCGTTGCCCTTGCCGAAGCCCATCTTGCGCAGTTCCATTTCATCGCGGAAGATGATTTCTTCCTCGTAGTTCGCGGGCTCAAAGTCGCAGACGGTGTGCTTGTTGCCGTCCTTGTCTTCGTAGGTGCGGGTGTACTTCGCCTTCAGCAACTCGATGTCCTGTTTGTCCGTGAAGTCGAACAGGTTGCCCACTGCCGGGGCCTTGTCGCCATTACGCGACACATCGAAGCGGCAACCGGCCAGTCCACCACGCTTGATGGCCAATTTGTTCAGCAGTTCAAAGGTTTGGCCTTTGCACACGAACAGGCGGCGTTGGTTGGCATACACCTTGTCGTCCTTGCCCTTGAACGAACGGTGGTCGATCACGGTGAGCACGGCCACGAGGGATGCCTTCTCACCCTGCTCGCAAATCGGGCATTTCTGGCCACTGCCAGGGTTGGTCTGTTCCGGGCACACGTGGGTTTGCCATTGCCCGGCCACCTTCACCATGTGTTCGTAGAAACGCGGGGGCAGGAGGAACCCTTCCGGGGACAGATCACCGTCCACGAAAGTCAGTGCGGCGTCTTCCTTGTCCTTCAGGAACCAGCGGTACAGCTTGCCTTGTTGCGACTTGCGGAGTTCTTGTGCTGCTTCTTCTTGCTTGGCGAGGTCTGCCGATGCAGCGCCTTGTTTCATCCATGACACGGCCATTATTTTCACCTTGGAAAATTGAGATTAAGGGAGTTTGTTGTCCTCACGGGACAGGTCCATACTAACCCAAGACGACTTAGTTTGTCAAATCATTTTCAGCTAGAACACCGATTTTTTGCAGTTCTGTGCGAATCCAATCAGTTCCGAGAGAACCGGGGTCCAGCTTGATGAAGTTGCCCTTTTCGTCATACTCCTTGGGCAAGTACAGAGGGTAATAGTCTAACTTGTGGTGCTGCGCGTAGGCAATGTATTTCTCCATGGCAGCATTGCCAGCCTTGTCGTTGTCCGTCATGAAAATTAAGCCTTCCGCCGATTGCAGGCGCTTCATCTTGAAGGGTGACGGCTTGGCGGTAAGGTTGGCGATCACGTGGGGGTAGCAGCGCTCCACGGCAAGACAGTCGAATTGCCCCTCAACCACGACAATGGGCTGTTCGTTGTTGAAGACTTCTTCGTTGTACCAGACCAATCCCGCATTATTGACGCCATTCCACGTGTAGTCGAAGTGCTTGAACTCCACGTCGTCCACTGCCCGGCCACGTGCTCCCGCCAGCTTGCCATACACGCTCCGGTAGGGAAACACCGCTCTCCGGTGGTGTGGGTCCCAGCGTATGTCGTGCTGTATGGCCTGCTCCTTGGTGACGCCCCTCTTCTTGAGGTAGTCCACGCAATCCTTGCTATAGCGCCATTCAGGGAACGACTCGATGAAGTATTGGGGCCACTCCTGAAAATCTTCGTACGGGGACGATTGGGTGTCCTCATAGTCAGGCAGTGGGATGACGGCAAGTTCCTCGTCCTCAACGATTTGGAAAATCTGGTTGATCGGGTACAGCTTGAGGTTTTCCGGAGCATGCTTCTGGAGGTGCATGACGAGCGCACCAGCCAACTCTTGGAGGGAACCACTGGAACATGCGAAGCAATGGTAGTGGGACCGTTCACCCGGCTTGATGCTGATGCCGAACGATGGGTTGGAGTCCTTGCCGCTCTGATGGGTCCACCGGGCCAGTGGGCATGGAGCCTTCACCCACCCCCCACCATCGTAGGGGACTGGGGTGGACTTCATCATCTTGATCAAATTAGCGGCGGTTTCTGGCGTCATCCTGTCTCCCCTTCCCCAAATTCAATAAATGCGTTGTTGCATGCTCCACACAGATAACAGGATTGGGTTTCAATCCCCGAATTAGGTTGGTGAAACCATAGATGGCGGTGGACTTTTAACACCTCGTACTTGACTGGCTCCGTGACAGCAGCAGATGGACCAGTGGAAAGCATTTTATTAACAATAGGTATCTGTAGCTCTTTCACTCCGGATAATACCGTCTTGCCATGAAGGTTACATTTAGGGTTGAAACAAGCGGGTTGGTAAGATGCGGTCTCCATCAGATGCTTGGGCCACACATACTCAACAATACGCATGGCCTTGTAGCATGACTCACACAAATGTATTTCAACCTCCAGCCCGCTGTAACTCCGCATGAAGGTGTACCGTACCCCCTTGAACCCAATCTTTTGTGGTACATGGTCATTTAGGGGATCATGTGGCCGCACTGGAAACATAGTCGCGTGCATGCCACATTTTGAGTTGTCACAAAAATGCTCAACTCCTTTGAGGGATTTGGCGATCATTTTCCGACGTAGGTCAAGCGGCGTGTGCCATAAGACATGGAAACCACGTCCGCCAGTTCTTCTTCGGACAGGTACTTCTCGGCGTCCGTGAACGTCACCTTGGCAATTTTCTTGAACAAACCAACTCCCAATTTCTGGATGAAGGCTGGTTTGTCGGAGATTTCCCGCATCACCGGAGGTGTGCTGAACACCACCCGGTTGCCATCCGTGCCATGCAGGACGACTTCCGTTGCCGGGTCAGACGATGCGGCGATATCGGCAAGTTTCCTCTTGATGACCTCTTTCTTTTCCAGCAATTTGAAGGCTTCGATCTCCTTCAGTTGTTCTTCGATCAGGCACAGTTCGTTGACCAGAAGTTGTTCGTCGGTCAGGTGTTTGAAGACAGGCTTGTGCGCAGGTTTTGCAATTGATTGCGCAGACGATTGTTCTTGGGCAGCTTTGCCCTTGCCAAATTTGACAGCCATGATCTACTCCTTAGAATTGCACTACGTTAATTTGCCACCAGCACATCCAAGCACATGACGGGAACAAGGATGGCGCGGACTCCATGCTTCACTGACGGCTCATCCAGCAACACGATGGCGAAATAGTCCTCCGGGTCCGGATTGTCGTCTTCCTCTTCGTCCTCATCCCCGCCTTCAAAGCCAAGGATGAGTCCAGTTTGCCCATCAAAGTCGTCATCGAAATTGCTGATGATCACTTTGCTATCTACCCTGATGAGAAAGGTGTCTTCGTTTTCCATAGTAGCCTCCGTTGAGAACGTTAGCTTACTATACAGCAACTATACACTTCCTAGCTAGGTTTGTCAAATGAATTCAGCAACTTCGCTGTCTTCATGTTGCTCATATTCCTCCATTAATTGGTCAAAAATCATTGAATTGAAATTCCAATGGATTTTGAATTGCCCGATCTGCCCATCCCGGCCTTTCAACAGGTCGATCACCCGGTGGTACATGGTCTCCACGCCATCCTCTTGGAACAGGGCCAGCACGATGGATGAAATCTGGCCGATGGCATCCGAGAACGCGATGTCCTCCAACCCACCTTTCTGGCCGTTGCCATGCTTCTGCTTCTTACTGGCTTCGCGGTTGAACTGCCAGGAGGCAAACGTCGGGATTTCCAGTTCTTCCGTCAGGTGCTTCATGGTCTCGCAGTTCTCGGCCACTTTCGTGTAGCGGTCAAGGCGCGGATTCAGGTGTCGCAACAGGTAGGCACCATCGATAAACACCACGTCCACGCCCAGTTGTGATGCCAGCATGTAGATGTCTTCCGGAGTCGCGGCAAGATTGCCGTCCACCACGTAGAACTTGGCCTTCTCGTTGGCGATGCCCTTCAAGCCTTCCACAAACTTCTGGTAGGTGGGGGTAGCAAACGCACCCTTCTTGAGTTGGGTCAAGTTGGTCCCGGCATACATGGCCGTCACGCGCTGTGCGATGGAAAGAGGATTCATTTCCATGGATACCAGCAGGACATTCTTGCCCGCCTGCCAGTTCTTCAGGGCGGTGCGCAGGACCTTGAACGTCTTGCCAGCAGCAGGGCGCCCAATGAACGACACGACTCCACCGGGTTCGACCGTGCCCATATTGTCGAGGTAGGGCCAGTAGAACTTGATGCCACTGTCCGTGGCCACAGTGTTGTGGTAAGCCGACATCACCATGCCAGGGGCCTCAGCACCGAAGTCCAGCAGGCGTTGACGGAAGCGCTGGGACTCGATGTCCTTGATGGCCTTCTTCATGATGCCAAGGGCCTTCTCTGAGTCATCCTTGTTGGCGTTCATCACCTCTTGGGAGGCAAGGTTGGCCTCGTTTATCACCTTGTGGGCGTAGCGTGCGTCCACCTTGTCCACATAGAACTTGGCGGGCTCCGGGCACACCACCTCCATGATTTCCGGGCATTCCTTGGCCAACGTTGCAAGTTGTGGCAGGGAATGGTACTTGGCCACGAACTCGTCAACAAAGCGGAACGCAAGGATTTCGTTCTCCCCCTTGAACATCTTTTCCGACAGCTTGGCCTTATGCCATGCAAGAGGCATTTGATCTTCCACAAGCCGACGAATGCAGCGCAATCCGAGTTGAAATCCCCCGCTCATTTTGCCTCCATCAACTGGTAGTTGTTGTTCAGGTGGTCAGCGAACATGCGCCCGTAGGCTTTCTCCAGTCCACTCATATTTTCCGCGTAGAAGATCGTGACCTTACCAGCCACGAAGCGGGACAGGATCAGGTCATACAGGGCTTGGACCTTCCATGCCGGTAGGCTTTTACCGAACAGGTCGAGGTAGAGGTTGGGGATCAGCAGGACGGAGGGGTTGGGCACGTCACCGGATTCCTGTGCGGCCAACAGGGTATTGACGGGGATCACGCGGGCGTCGATGAAGTTGCGGATGAACGCTCCACACATGGCCATCATGCGAGTCTCCGCGTTGGACTCGCCCACCATCAGGAGTCCGGACTTGCCTTCAGCCTTCAGCTTGCGGTGGTGACGCACGAAGTCCATGTCCTCTTGAGGGCAGAACTCCTTCATGCTGTGCGTGATGAATTTGATCGGAATGTTCGCCATTTCACTGACATGGGTGATGTCAGAAATCAAGCGCTCATGCCTCTGCAAATCTAGGATTCCAATGTCCACATCAACTCCTTTGATTAACTCTTGGATGAGAAAAACGCCAAGTCAGCAGCGATCTGTTCCGCAGTGGGTTTGTCCTCCACGACTGGCTCAGGTTTGACAACGGGGGCGGGCGCTGGTTTGACAACCCCAACAGGCTTGGCTTGGACTGGCTTCTGCGCAATCAATTGCAGCAGAACGTCGTAGTTGGCCAGCACATAGCCGGGGACGGGAAGGTCAGGACTAGAGGCTTGCCCCTTGGCCTTCTGTACCGCATGGGTGAATTTGTTCCAATTGTTCAGGGCGAAGTCCAGGGCCTCACCCGCACTCTCACCGGCCTTGGTCAAGTATTGCCCCAACTGCCCCTTCTCCTTCAGGGTCAACTCCTTGGAAAATCCCCCGGTGATGCTGGCCATGCGTTTCTGCCACAGGTAGTACAGTCCGGCCTTTGTATTCGGCGTGACGCCCTTGGACTTCTCGGCTTGCTTCTTCAGAATTTCAGCAACGGTTGCCATAGCTTGCTCCTTGCTTGTCTTTTTGTTAATCGGCGCGGCTTCTTCCAAACTGCCTTCGGGGTTGGTATCCCCTGAAGCGCTGTTGCCAGATTCCCCCGGCTCATCTTTGGCGAGGGGCGACAGCCCCGGCAGGGCGAAGCCCGCGCCAGCTTTTGTAGTCTCTGCCGTAGTCTCTGTAGTAATCTCTGTTAATGTTTGCTGGTCCACCGGCAATCCATTGCTGGTATCCACGCAATCCATTGCTGGTCTCCAGTCATTCGGAAGCCTGTTTCCATGCACTCCATTGAGTCGGATATGCACGGTTGGGGACCCGTCGAACCTCATCAATTCAGTCGTGATCAGCCCCTTTTCTTTCAACTTTGCCAAGCATCGTTGGGACTGAAACCGGGTCAATCTCAGTTCCTCAAACCACTCTTTATGGGATTTTGCCAACCAATACTGGTCCCTCTTGTATAGGTTGATCTTGGCCTTACCATCCTTCCCCGGCTTGTACCAGTACACGATTTGAGACAACATCAGGGCGGCGAGGTGATCCCCATCCAGAAGGTCCACATAATGAGGGTTGAGGGTGACATTTCCGAACATACAGAGCCTTAGTGCAGAAGAGAAAAAGCCGGGGATGACCCCGGCATTGGGTGATGCTTGGAAACGCCTTACTCGTCGTCTTCGTCGATGTCGTACTCGGACAGGTCGATGCCGTTCTGTTTCTCGTTGAAAACCACGGCGCCGCCAAACTCGTCTTCCTTGTCCAGCACTTGCATGATGTGCTGGCGCTTGGCCACGGTCAGGTTGTCCTTGGTCTTGATGAAGTCGAGGAACTGCTCGGTTTCAGCACGGCTCAGCACGATGCCGACGTAGCCAGTGGCGGAGTATCCTGCATCCCGGTTGTAGGTGCGGCCAGGGAAGTTCTCTTCCAGGTACGAGCCAACGCCCAGCACGCGGGCATTCGGCCACAGGTGAAACTTGAACTTGTCATGGCCCAGTTTGCGCACGCCGATGGCGTTGTAGGCTTTCACGTCGTTGCGCACCGCCACCACCAGATAGGTGTTGACGGTAGTGCGGCCATTGGTCATGCACGGGTTGCGTCCGAGTTGCGGTGCGTCTTGTGTGTCGCTCATGATTACACTCCTTGTTTAAAGTCAGGTTGGATTACTGCTGATCTGCACCATCGGGCGCCGATTCGTCATTGTAGCCCTTGATGATGGGCAACTTAAAGAGGAAAGCTGGTTTGTCGTGGGGGATGCTGGCAAGTTGGTGTTCCAGCACTTGTAGGAAGGAAACAGGAGTTACAGTGACTTCCCCACCGGCAAGTGTAACCCGTTCTTGGATGAACTGCGCGATTTGGTAAAGCACGTTGTTTTCTTCCAACAACATATGGAAGTCATACCCGCTCACCGGCTGGTGGGTGACGGGCAGAATATGCTTTTCACCTCGGAAAGCCCGGATTTTCACGTCATCGGCCACACGTACGAAGTCGTCGCGCTGACGGACATCAAACCCCTTGAACACGGGCTGGTCACCCTCTTGTGCCACCACTTCGATGAAGCGCAGCACCAGCGCCACGGTGGGTGGGTTTTTTCCATCCACGTGGATGTTGGGCATGAGGGACACAGCCAGCTTGGAGGTGTCCTTCTTGGCAATCACGTGGTACACGTTCTTGCTGGCCGTGGACCGGAACTGCTCCGGTACTTGCATACTTTCCATGAAACTTTTGACAAGATCATTCATTTCACACTCCTTGTTGTTGATTTATCTGTGGGCACTATATACCCTGCTGTTTGGTTTGTCAAACATTAGCCCCCAATTCGTACCATCCGTTCATCTTGATCAACTTGTAGACCAGTTCGGCCACCAGTGCATGAGAGAATTCCGTATCACCGGACATTTCCAAAATATTACGAATCTTCACGTATTGTCCCGTGTCAGGTCCTTTGCCCAGCATGGACAGGAACACCTTGGCCCCGAACTGGATCGCTTCTTCCAGACTCAGGCGCATGATCTCCAAGGTGAAATCAACGCGGCCTTCCCGGTACAGTTCCGGGGGAATGATGCTCTTGTTGTTGGTGGTCATCACGGTAATGATCTGGCTTTGGTGATCGGCCAGCCACCACAGTAATTGGGACAGGATGCGCGAGGTCACCCCTGCGTCGTCCTTGTCGGAGAAAATCTTCTCCACCTCGTCCAGCAACAGGACACACGGTGATTCTTTTTCGATCAGCGCCAGCGAACGAGCAACACGGGCCTCTGACTCTCCGATGTAGCGGTTCATGGTGGTGGCGATGTCCAGGCGGTACAGGGGCACATCGAAGTAGTTGGCGATGGCCTTGGCGCCCATGGACTTGCCCACGCCAGGAGGTCCAGCCATCAGGATGCCACGAGGGCGCAGCTTGGGAGGAATGTTCTCCCCTAGGAAGTAGGGCCGGTTCAACGTCAGCCATTCTTCGATCTGCGGAGGCATCTGATAGAAGTCGATTTCCGTGTCAACAGGGTAGAGACCCTGCACGGACCCGCCAAACATGGCGCGGGTGCGCCTCACCTCACTGATGGCGGTGCCGCCTGTGCGAGCCTGAGTCATCATGACGATTTCCCCGATGGTCTTCAGGCTCATGCCCTTCAGAGCCTTCATGGTGTCGTCAATCTGTTCTTCAGGCAGTACGTGCTTCAGGTAGTCGCGCACCATTTCAGGCGGCGTTGGCATGATTCCGGCATCAAACACCAAGTCGGATTTCTTTTCCGGGTTGATCACCACGAGTTGGGCGTTGTCCCCCATCAACCGGCTGTACAGGTCCACCGACACCAAGTCGAGCGAATTGGTGAAGTAGATGTACTTGTTGGAGAAATGGGCCGGGAACGTCTTTGGCAGTTCTCGCGGAGTTGCCTTCGTGACCTTCTGCAACACTGCCTCAAAGTTCGGAAGGTCGTCGGTTTGCACCCCAATGACGGGGATGCCTGATTTGATAGCAATGTCGAACATAGTAGCTAATCCTTAGCAAAAATGAACATCCCCATTCTATAACCAATTTCTTGGTTTGTCAAATGGGGATGCAATTGAGTGCGTCACACTGATTTTTCATCCCAAGAGTATAGCTTCTGTATCTTGGTTTGTCAAACTTCACTGGCTGGGGACGGCCTCCTGCTGTTGTTTTACCGCCTGCTCCCATATGGCTTGGTTGCGGTTATACCACTCAATCCAACTGTCGATCACTTGGGCGCGGAACTGGCATTCGGCGTTGTTTGCGGTGTCGACTTTGGCGATGTCAGAGAGAGTAACGGAGGTCGGTGTGTCAACATTTCCGGGCTCGCGGCTGGCCACGTCGTCAGGGGTGCTTGTTGTGGACAGGTTGTGGACGTGCACGAAGCCAGCAGTAACGACGCACTCAGAATCAGCTTTTTGGGTGACATACTTGGTTACCTCCTTAGTGATGACTTGAACCTTCTTGGCCAGTTTAGCTTCAGCGTCTTGAAGCTTCCGTTGGATGGTGAGCAATGCCAGTTCTTGGGCATCCCGCTCTTGCTGGCGTAGTTGTTCGTTGCGGCGGTCTTCCGCTTCCTTTTGCTTCTTGGCGATGGCTTTCGTGTCATCCACCCCCTTGGTGTAGCCTGAATCATAGGCAACCTCCACCGCACGGACGTGGTAGAAGTAAGCGCCCACTAACATGGCTCCCGCGATCACGAAGTAGAGGAAGGGGGGCTTCAGCAAATTCTTTGCGCAATTGATTGCAGCGCCAATGATAGTGGCGAGAGAAAACATTTCACACTCCTTGAATGGTTTGGATCAGAAGACTACTTGTCCCGTCAGGAACAGGGTTGATTCTGTCTTGCGGCGTAAGATCAGACCGTTCAGAACCTTGCTTCCGCCGTAAATCCATTTACCGAATTCCGCAGCGGCAAGTTGTTTCTTACCTGCATTGTAGTACGCCAGCAGCGTGGAGTCAGCAAAATCCCCCTTGATACCGTCAGCCTTGCCTACGCCAGTGTTGTATGCCAGCAGCACCAGTGCGTCGAACTCGTCTTGGGTCGGCGTGACTTTCAGCAGACGCTCCACTTCCACGGCCTTTTTGTTCAAGTCACTCATGGCAAGGGCATCGGCGGTAGCCTCATCCATGGGGTAGGTGAATGACTCGCCGGGCAGGATCACATGGCCCCACCCGACAGTGTTCTTACCGGCAGGGCAGATATACGGGACCTTGGCCCACCCACCCCCCGGACCCTGCTCATAGTGCTTGAGGACTTGTACGGCTTTGGCAGAGACTTTCATGGTTTGGGCTCCGTAGGAGTATGAGCATCAACGTCCACCACCGGCACAGGGGTGGGGGTGATATTCAGCTTCTTATCGATCAAGGTATCCGAGGTGGCGATCCACTTGCGGTAACCCCACTCCATCGTGCGAGCACCGCCGTAACCAGCCAGGGTGTAGGCGATGGCTTCCAGAGCCTTGGGAACCCCGAAATGATTGCTACACCAAAACACAAGGATAGCGGCAAGGTTGGAGTTGACTACATCGCGCAGTAGATAGGCTTTCCAGCGGTCGCCCAATTGATTTGCTGCATACTTTTGAAGGAAGGCGGCGAGGGACCCCCAAGTCCCCATCCAGCACACGTACAGGTAGGTCTTCAGTGGGATGTCGAGCGGGCCAAGGAAGGCCTCAGCCGCGTACACGCTCGGTGCGTACCCGAACAGGATCAGCCATGCGATCACAAGGAGTTTTTGCTGTAGCTTTTCTGGCAGGAGTCTCATGGTGTACCACAGCCTTTTCACGTTTCACCACCGCATCCTTGAAGGCCAGCAGCAGTAAGAAGCCCACATTTACGGGAGCCAGGATATCCAAGAAATGATGCCCCGGATTCACCAGCGACTCCCACCAAATACCTCCCCAAACGGCGCCGCAGTAAAAGAATTCCACGATGGAAAAGCGACTCATAAACATGCTTGTCCTGAATTCTTTTTTGCGGTTTGGGTAAAACCAGTCGGAATCGTGGATGTGGGTGATGGAGCTAAGGAATAGCCACACCCCGCCAAATGCAAGAAACGTGGACCAGATCACCAACTGTGCCTGATTGCTGAAGACGTAGCCCCACGTGTATGAGGTGCAGACCAAGATACTGGACAGCAACATTTCCACACCAAGAGCTAACCGAAGAAAAACCAACTTGCTCTTTTGCTGTCGCATCATGGCGATATCCTCAATTGCAGTTGATTGTTCAGGCGGAGACAGTATAGGCTCTGAATTTCCACCGAACAATTTTAAATAATGAACATGCCTATAAATTTCGGGAAAAACTGGTGGTATTTCCAGTGGGCATGAGTTTATATCAGACGATTCCTACGAACAAATTCAGGAAATTCTGGTCCGGACCCGCTCGGAGAATGAGTCAAGGGAAGTCCGCACGTTACCTGCCGCGTCTGTGATCTGGAGTTCAAAGGTCATCATGGGCGAGACCAGTTCATTAGCCTGGAAGACATAGGTGGCCACACCCAAGGCAGAGTCACCATACACCCCCATGGTGCGCTCCACCGCCTCGTCTGACTCACTGCCCTTCCAGCGCAGCACGACGGTGGCTTGGGTCAGGTCGATGGGCGTTTCGTTATCCCCTTCCGTGCACGTCACGCGCAATTCCGCGCCGGTATCGTTTTCGACAAAAGTGTAGTTGCTCATGATTGCCTCAAATCAATTTGGATCGGTAAATGGTACACGACGCGCAACCACCTTGCCGCAGAAGTTGATCGTGCGCCGCGCAATCAATTGCAGCGCGACAGATCGCTTCACCGTCTCTTGGAACTCCACCGTCACCAACTTGGACTTGAACAGGCGGGCGGCGCGGGTGGCGTCACAGACTTCATCAGCAGGCAGTGACTCCGTGACATCAGCATGGAAAAGGGCGATGACGCCAGCAGATTCCAACGCCGCCGTGAATTCCGTCATGGTGGCCACGCGGTCCACCGTGCACCCACTCTCGTCAGTGGCAGCAGCCGATTCAGACACAGGATCAGCGGGTAAGTAATACCCATACAAGTCGGTCGCACTGGTCAAGTAATCGGTCGGTTCCTCAATCTCAGCGTTGACGATCACCATGGCTTGCGCGATATCGTCAGCAGCCACGGCTTCAAAGATGAACACCGGATCAGGGGGATTCACGAACTCGATCAGTGAATCTTGCGCGGACAAGTTTTCCACAACTTGTTCCGAGTAATCCACAAGGATGTCCACAGCCTCGTCGGCGTAGACGGGCTCAGCCGTATCCACTGCCCAATCAACGGCGGTATCAATGCCTTCCGAGGCTACAGCGACCTCCACAACCGCACGATCCATTTGAGTGGTGCTATCCGCTGCCTCAAGGGCGGTGCCGCTTTCCGTGGTCGTTGCGCTGGTCTGCCACTTCACCGTGAAGCTGTCCGTTGCCGGGGTGGATTCAGCAGACACGATCACGTTGCCGATGTAGCTGGCCGACGACACGACTGCGGCAATGCTGTTCTCAGCCTGTCCAGAGGTGGTGGATACGTTCGGGACTTCCACGTCGGCGGCAGCAGCGGCTTCAACCAATGCAACCGGCTTGATGGTGGACACCACGGTGGCGTCGTTGTGATCCGTGGCCGTCGTAATCTCCGACATGAATACGAGGGATTTGCGGCCAGCACTTTGGGTTGTAGTCGCAGTGGCCGGTTCCGTCACCGTGGCCTTGGTCTTCTTTCCCGCTTTGGTGGTGCCAGAGCCATCCGTACCATCGGAAGCGATACCGGATTCTGTCACGCTGCTTACATAGAGCACCGTGACTGTGACAGCTTCGGATGCGGTGGTGGCTTCGGTCACATCCAAAACAATATCAAGGCCACGCTCCGAGTCGTCAGCGGCGGTAGCGACTTCCGTAACATCCACGGCAAGGGTTCGTACCGAGTCTTGGGACGATGCGGATGTGGCTGATTCGGTTATGCTTCTGTCCACCAGAAGAACGGCATCCACGGATACATTGGACGTGTTGGATTCCGACACGTCGGATACGATGCCGCCAACTGCATCTACCGTGTCAGCAGCCGTCCCGGCCTCTGTCCTGGAAGATGAGGTTGCCTTGGTGGCCGACGTAGTATCCGTAGGCGACTGCGATTCGGTCACCGAGGGTAGCGCCGTTAGAACCACTCCGAGAGTATCCGAAGCGGATGCCGCTTCGTTCACGTCAAGAGAGTACGTAACCCCGGCATCCCCGTAGAGGGTGATTGGCTGGCCCTTGAAAGCGTAGTCAAGGGTCGGGGTTTGGAGGCCCGGTCCATACTGGACGAAAGGCGTCCCCCTGAACGCGATGTCGAGGGGTAAAACCTTTGTAAAGAACGGATTGACTGTGGGGTCGGGCGCTTCCGCTACCGATAATTCTGCAATTGCGCCATCAGCTAAGGACATGGCCCTACCCCTTTATCATAGTTAGAGATACTGCCCGTACGTGGCGGTATCGGCGTATCCAGCAGCATTACCCGGCAAGTAGTTAGCACCCGCACCGTAGGTCTGGATGGTCGCACCGCTGGTGATGTAGTAGCGGGTTCCCGTGCTGCCCGTCGTGGTGAACGTCCCCGACACCGCAATGATGGAGGTCTCCGTGGCAGTGGCAAAAATGTTGCTGAATGCCCGGTTGCTCGCGTCGATGGTGTTCCCAAACGAGAGGATAGTCGAATCCAAAGCAGCGTTCCAGTGGATTGGAGCGTTGCCGGTGATGGTGTAGTTGGCCAGCACTTGGACCATCGACTTCACGGTGGCGAAGATGTGTTGTGCCGTACAGGAGCCGAACTGGCACCCATCAAGGACAAAGATGCGCGCGCCGCTGTCGGTCTTGAGACCAGTCCCACTCGTGGTTTGGAATTTTAGCCCCTTGACGGATACGCTGGCATCGTTCTTGGCCACGAAACAGTCGGCTGAGCACGACAGGACAACGTTTCCGGGGGTGGTCGCATTGCCTTCTATGGTGAAGGTGCCAGAGCCAATCCCCATGGGGTTGCCCGAAATGGTGATGGGCGCCGTGTAGGTGCCATCAGCCAGCTTGATGGTCACGTTGAATCCGGCGCAGTCCAAGGTGCCGTAGATGACGCTAAGGGCGTTGGCGACGGTGGCGAATGGCGACGAAGACGACAGGCCGGTGTTGGCCGTGTCTGAACCCGTGGTGGACACGTAATAGGTGCGGTTGGTAACCATCACCTCACGTGGATTGGCGGACGCCAGCCCGGACAGTGCCCCGGTGATGTTGGTCGGACCCACCACTTGGATGTTGGCACGCCAGTTGATGGGCAAGTCGATTTCCGTCACACCGAGGAAGATAGGCTGGTACTGCGCCGTGATGCCTTCATAGTTCGGACCGAACACAATATCGGTAGCCACGCTTTGGGTGCCCGCACCGCCAGCATCGATCCATGGAGTAGTGAACGTCGTGCCACAGTAGCCACCGTTCAGGTAGAAACCCATGCCGCCTGTAGCCCCGCCCTGATTGTAGTACCCGCCAACCTGAGAGAACGTGCAATTGAACAACAGTCCTTCCAAGTTGTACAGGATGGAGTTGTTGACGGTGCCTTCAAACGCAAGGTTGCGGAAGCTGTTGCCCAGGAACGAAGCCGTGGAGTTGGACGACTTCAAGTACAAGCCGTTCAGATTGCCAGAACCACGCACGTTGGACACTTCGCCATGCTCCACCCACGTGGAGTGGTCGTTGCTCGTAATGTACAACTGCAATGCCGTACCACTGGAATAACCCTTGATGGTCAAGTCATCCATACGCCATGCAACGGTATCTTGCCAGCGCACGCCACCCGATGCCGCCGTGTTGCTGGTGTAGATGGTTGCCCCGTTACCCAACAGGCGAACCGGCTTCTTGCCAAGAATGGCTCCGTTATTGGCCCCGAAATAGTTGGTCTTGAAGTCGAAGCACCATCCCGTGTGGGACGGGGTGAACGTGTTGCCGTTCAGGTTGACATTGATGCCCGCCCCACCGTTGTACTGTCCAGGATCAATCACGATGCTGGCGCCCGGAGAATACCCGGCAGAGTCGAATGGGAAGAACAATTCTCCACCATTGTTGGCGTAGATGTCCGCCAGTGCCGCAGCGATCCGCTGGTCCAGCGTGCCGGTATAGGACGACACGGAGAAATAGCCGGGGAAGGCCGTTTGGGAGGCGATGACGGTCAGCGAGACCTGCTTCGTACCCGAACTGAAACTCACGGCGGCATTGCTGTTGGAAGAAGCTTTGACGCTGGTGCGGGTCAGGGTGTTGAGGGCGGAGTAGGTCCCCACCCCCGTCTCCCATTCCGAGGTGAATGCGCCGCTGGAGGATACGCCCCGCACCACATAGCCCACTTTGTCTCCTACCGCACATACGGAAGAAAACGAGCGGAAGCCCGCGACGGCCCCCGCAAGCGTGATGGCCCCCGTGCCGGTGGTCGTGGTGGTCTCTTTTACGAGGTCTGCAATGGTTGTGCTCATGATTTTTCCTTAACCCACCGAGAGGTCATCGATCCAGTAGTTGACAGAACTGGAGTTCGACGTGCCGTTGTAATAAACCAAGAATTCAAACTCCACCACCCCATCTTGCGTAGGAGTAATGGTCAGTGCACTTGATTGCGCCCACGTGTTGATGCTGCCCGGATCGCAAACCACGCTGACATCCGAAGGGCATCCTGCCACTTGACCCCCCGCCATGAACAGGGCGCCACTCGCCAGTGTGTTGTCACGACGAGCGTAAATTCGCACGTTGTAGGTTACGTTGGCGCTCACGGCCAGTTGCAGCACCTTGAGTCTCATGGGGGTGTTTATCCATGGACCCATGGTGGTGAAACTATTTGTGGTAAATCTCCAAGCAAAGCCACTGGCCGTATTTCTCACGTCCGTAACCGACCGGATAGTCCCGAAATTGGAGTAAGAAACATGGCTTCCTTGCCCATTCAGGTTTTGAATGATCAAGGTTTGTTGATAAGTGTCATAGTTGCTGTTGGTGACGGTGGACTCAGATACCGTCGCGTTCACAACGGTGATTTCTGAGGAAATGGTGGAAGAGGGCACAAAGATGGACGCCGCAGAGTTGTTCTCAGAATAGTAGTTATTGACCAGATAGTTGAGGAAGACTGTTGTGTACCCTCCCAAACCATACCCCGAATTGTTGCGGGCAAAAACGTAGTTGTAGCGCGTTCTTGACTGCCCCCCTCCCACGGCGGTGGTGCTGGAACTTTGGTTATTGGAATGGCAGATGATGTAGTTGCCAACAAGCGAATCCACACTCAAACCCTGCAAAGGCCCGTAATACGACATCACGGCGGTGAAGTTGTACAGATAAAGGAAGGTGTAAGACCCGATCAAAGGGCTGATTGAACTTCCCATGCAGGAAAATTGGGCATTCTTTACCGTTAGGCACAAGGTGGTGAGTGTCCTGCTGATGAATGCGATGTTGTATCGAGTGCCGTTGACGTTGGAGATTACGTAATTATTCTTGAAGGCCGTATCAAAGAATTGGCCATTGCAATCCATCCCGCTGTGCCACGTATCACTGGACTGGGTAGACATATTGGTGCGGTCCCACCCACCAGAAATAGTGATGGGGTTGGATGCCACAGTACTAGCGGCATTTCCAATACCGTTGGCACCATTAACGGTGTCGGAAATCGTAATGACTGGTTCCAGTTTGTAAGTAGCCACGGTCTCAGTTGCATTCGGATACCCCGTGCCGGTGGTAGAAGAAGAACTGCCCCCAGTATCCAGAGTCACCGTCGTGCCGGAAATGGAACGGATTGCATACCACGTGTCTTCGCAATCAGTTGCAGTCCACACCACCGTGCCATCCGTAACGGACAGCCCGATTTCTTTCGGCCACGTCGGTTCCGTAGAGCCGGTGGTTCCCGCCGTCGTAACCTTGAAAATCAAGCCGAAACGGTTGGGGGAGGATGGGCGGCGAATGTCATTCAGCGAATATGCCGTGGAAGCTTGCCAATTCAAATTGCATGCCTTGCCGATCATGCTGTTCAGCGTCAGCGAATCGTCGTTTGAGGAAGACTTGCATGCGATGATGTGGTCAAAGCCAAAGGTGAGGCTACCGACATATTTGCTGTGGATGTACAGCGCAACCGACTTGATGGCGCTGTTCAGGTTGGTCTTGAAGTCGTACACAGCCGGTTGCCACGTGCTATTGGCATTGATTGGCTGGAGGTCCATGCGGTGCACCGGCACATCGCCCGTGGTGTCCGTGCACAGGTACAGGCTTGCGATATTTCCCTGGAAACCGGAACTGCACTGTACCCAAAATGCGATCTGCTGGAAGGTGGACAGGTCAAGCGTGCTGCCCAAGTTCAAGTAAGCCACCTTGCCAATGGCGGAAGACGTGGTGACGGTGATCCGCGTGCTGAGGGTGCCAGTCTTGCATGACGAACTGGTAGTGGTCGTGGCCGGGGAAACGGCGGTCCATGCAGTGTCGCAGTCATTGATAAGGGTCGTGACTGCATTGGGGATCGTCACCGTTCTGGACTGCTTGGTCCACGTGGCGTTCCCCACCAATGTTGGGCTTGGGGATGCCTTCAACCGAATGCTGTCTCCATCCACGAGAGTGCGCTTGACCGAAGCACTGGAACTGGTGTTGAGTCCGGTAAGAAAGTTGCGCAGGCGTTGCCCAAACGAAGTGCCCGTCCCATCCATGCGACCATGCACCAGCAGTGAGGTGAGGTAGAAGTATGGGTCTTCGGGGAACGTATGGGGAAACGCGGCAGTAGGCGGGGTGAACGCCCCGGCATACCGGGCAATACCCTTGGTGATCCTGATGTCCTGCATATAACCTGGAAAGCGACGGGTAAGAGCCGGATCATTTCCGATGTATAAGGAGTTACTGGAGGCGAAAAGGGTTCCGGTATCCGTCGTGCTGGCAACCACTGCCCCATTCAGGTACAGGCGGATGACCCCCGAAGAATCCCGGTCCACTGCCACGTGATACCACGTGTTCAGGGTTGGAGAGAATGCAGAAGTGATGGCCAGTTGGGCAGCGCCAGTCAACGAGTACTGGAAGGTCAACTGTCCGGAGGTGTTCATCCCCAAGTACCACGACAAGTTGTTGGAGGACAGGACACCAAAGCCAGCAATGCCCTCGTTTGCCGTGGCGCTGTGCGAGGTGAAATAAACCCAAGCCTCCACCGTGAACTGGGAGCCCCTAAACTGGAAGGACTCATCGTAAAAGTAGTGGATATTGGCACTGGATGTAGTGGAGCCCCCACTGAATGCCAGGGAATTGGACCCATACTTTGCAGCGGTAGTGGTGGAGTACGCGCCACTGGCGGGGCTTGTAGGGTGGTTGTAGAACGAGAAATCCGACCCAAAGTCGTCCCCATCCTCACGATCCATGTAGTAGGTGGTCATGGTAGTTACCAGTTCAGGATTTCAGAGGCGCGGCCCGGTGCAATCAATTGCGCGGATTCCAGCAGAGGAAGACCGGCTTGCACGTCAGGGTTGTCCCGATGGATGGTCGGGTTCATTTCCATGCGCTTGACGTAGGCCATCACCAGAGGAGTGGTTTGCGCGGCGGCGTAGACGGCGGCGACTTCCTCAACCGTGAACCGGCCAAAGAACTCCTCACGGGAAATGGATTGCCGTGGGCTGACATCGGCAGCTTCAGCCAGGGACTTGATGTTAGCGATTTCAGCCGTCTTGGCGTCAATCTGCTCTTGGATGGGCTCGGTATTGCCGAAGTTCAGGTACTCCGTGCGCTCGGTGCCGTCGTCCTTGGAAAAGGTGGCGGACACATACCAGTTACCGAACTGCTGTTCGATTAGGTTGATGGACTTGACGGACCACATGGGGCACTCCTACTGTTTTCGCAGTTCAGGCGGGAACCCCTTCCGCTTCCTTTCATTCTCTAGGGCGGTCTTGCAGTGGTCTGGTTGACGGAACACAAAATTCAGAATCCGGCACACGAACCTACAGAAGACGCAAGAAGGGCGGAGCCTGCCTAACCTGCTGGAAATCGTTTCGTCGGGGTAGCCACCAAACAGGAAAGCGTTTGCAAACTGGTCTAAGGCGATCCAAGAATGCATCCACCACTGTTTGATGGCGCCCCACATGACTACACCTTACAGGCTCGCGGTATAAGTCACGGACAAGGTGTCCCCGCTGGAGACCGCCTTGTCGCCCCCGGAGAACAGGCCCGCCGAGTACAGGACGCCGCTCGTGCCGTCCTTGGTAGTCGAGGACGACAAGAAGCAGCCTTTGACCGTACCCGAGGAGGTGATGGAGAACGTGGCAGCAGCCGACGTGGACTTGGAGCCAGCCGATGCGGCAGAGAATGCCGGGACCGGGCGGGTAGCTTGCGAGTAGGTCGGGTTGTTGGCAGCGCCAGCTTCTTTCCAGCCATTGGTGCCGTTGATCTGTGCGGCCACGTCGCCAGCAGCGACAGCCGAATAGCCGGTCGAGGAGATCAAGCCCAACGCCCATGCGGCGGTGTAGTTGGCTCCTGCCAGATACTTGTCAAGGGCATCGTTCTTGCCTTGGGTGGTCACCAGATTGTCGATGTCATCGGTCCATTTGTGGTTTCCGTCAGCGTCGAAGCACTGGACGACATAGTGACCATGGGCTTCTGCCCCTTCGTTGTGGCCTGCCCCACGCTGGACGGATGCGCCGCAAGCGTCGATGCTATTTGCTTTTTCCATGATTTGCCTCTGTAGGTTGAACAAGAGTTTGACGTGGGCAAAGTGCCACCAATCAATAGGTGCCAAGTCTACCTTACCTCACAGCACCTATCCAGAGGGAAATCATTCCATCGGACAAAATAAAAGCCCGGTATCTCTACCGGGCTTGCGCAATCAATTGCGCAGATCAGGCTTTGTAGGCGCCCAAGTCGTACGGTGAAGTGCGGGTGGTGCCACTGAAATCCACCGAAGGAGCATAGGTGGCCAAACCACTTCCAATAGCCGGGGATGCGACACTCAAGTGGTAGTCGCCGCTTCCATCCGCTTGGTAGTTCACGAACAACGGCGATCCAGACACGTCATTGACGTGAGGGGACGTGTTCAGAGCCCAGTTGGTGGTGTTGGCATTGCTCAGGTTGTTGCTCCACAGGTTGCTTGAGCCGTTATCTCCAAGTTCACGGAAGCCGACGCCCGAGTTGGAGTAGGCGATGTTGTTGGTGAAGACCATGTTGTTGCACGGCGAAGACAGGTTCACATAATCCCCACCGCCCACGATGAAGCCGCCTTGACCGTTGGCAAACGACGTATTGTTGTTGACCTTCGTGTTGCGGACATCGTGCCAGCCATGGATACCCCAGCCGGTGACATTGTGGACGATGTTGTTTTCAATCGTGCCGCCAACGGTGGTGTAGTACACGCCTTGGACGTAGTTGCCGCCAACCCCACTGATAGGACCAATGTGGTGCACGAGGTTGCGGGAAGCCGTACCTCCCGTAGCACCGTAGGCGCTGTCCATCAAGATGCCTGCCCCACCACTGCTGGTGGCGTCATGGTTGCGTCCGATGTGATGCACATGATTGCGCGTAGCCACCGCTTGGGTGCCGGTCATGCGGATACCAATGCGCCACACTGCGCCGGTAGTCGGGTCGGTGGTCCCGTCGATTTCAAAGCCATCGATGGTCACGTAGTCGCCCTGATGTTGCCAAGCCATGTCGAGGCTGGAATTCGCAGTCGGAGGGACGATCTTCGCGCCCCACTGAGTGGAGGAAACGAACTTGATGGGCTGGGAAGACGTGCCATCGTTGGTGCCAAAAATGGTTTCAGCATACGTGCCCGGTGCTACAGAGACGATAGCTCCCGCCGTTGCCACATCGACGGCCTTCTGAATCGTGCGGAACGGAGTGCTGTAACTGGTGCCGCTGTTGGAGTCACTGCCGGTCGTGGCTACGAACAGGGTGGCACCGGACACCCCGCCACCGCCTCCGCCGCTACCGCTACTTCCAGACACCAAGGTGGCCCCGCTGGAATCAACTGCATACGCTGTGGCGTGGTTACGTCCAACAATGGGGCTGACGCCATAGATTTTGATGTTCATGGTGGTTTGTACCGATCCAAAGTCTGAAACTTGATTTGCGGAAGTATAGACCGCCTTGAAATCATAGGGGGCAAAATCCGGAGAGGGCGCAAACTCATCCGACCCGGTAACGGTGATGGTGCGTTTCACGCTGGAAAAAGTGGAGTCCCAAATTTCCACAGCATAGGTACGGATATCCTGCGCAGGAGTCAAGATGTAGTCATACGTGTCAAATTGAGGCTGCATGCGTATGGTCACATCCCCACCAAACCCGGTAGCAGACACTACCGTGGCAAAGGACCCATACTTCATGGCCTCACCCACGGAAGTGAAGGGAACGACGGTGCCACTGGCGAGATTCTGCCCAGCCGTCAGCACTTTGTAGGTGAGGCTGGCCCCGATCAGATCATTGGGGACGGTGGCCCGCAGCAAGGCATTCTGCTCCAACAGCACGAAGCGGTTGCCGATGGAGTGTCCATATGCCGCGTAGCGGGTGTAGCGGAGCCCACGTTTCAAGTTGGAAAGCTGGTAGGTGTTAGTGCCCGTCAAGGTGGCGGTCTTGAACTGGAAAATTTCCCATCCTTCGGATGACTCCAAGATAGCCAAGTTGGCCCCACCGGAAAGGCCAATGTCCGTCGTGCTTTCGATGGTCCGGTTGCCGTACAAGGTGACTGTGACGGTATTGGTGGTGTCCAGGGAATCCCAATCACTCACCGTGCCGCCAAGTACGTCGGTGGTGGTGCCGATAATGGCGTCAGTGACGGAAGTCAAGTATGGGTCATAGTTGGCCCCGCCATCCAAGGACTTGTAGACGACACCGCCAGCCCACACGGCACCTTGGCCGCACATGGCCACATAAAAACCCCCCGACACGTCGATGTATCGCAAGGCAGGGATATCGAAGAACACGGCCACGGTGTCGCTCGATGCTTGATATACCTGCGTGGTGACGGTGGCGGGGGTAGTGACGGCGTTTTGTTGGTAGACCGGCGAGTAGTCCGCCACGGCCTCCACTTCGATTTCACGGTTGCGGGCTTCCGTCATCTTGGCGATGCGGACGACGTACTCCACCCCCGTGGTGAACTCGCGCAGGGTGAGCACGTCGGTGGGCTCCAGGTAGGCATACATGCCGGGCAACTTGAACTGAAAGCGGTCGCGCTCCACCCACACGTTATACAACAACTTCTCCGCGATGTTGCGCCCGGTAACGTCATCGAACACGATGGGTGCATTCACGCTGGCCTTCTGAGAACTGGACACAGCCATACGCATGGCTTGCTGGCTCCCCTTCTGGTAGTCCGTATTCACGTTGATGAACTGAACGTTCAAGACATAGGGCAACTCGGATTCCTGTTGCCGGGTGATGGTGAATTGGCTCATTGTTGGTCTTCCAATACCGTAAGGTTGCTTTCGATGGTCACCACGGGGGAGGCACCACGCTTGACAAACTTGACCTTGCCAGAGGACTCAACCGCATCGAAGAAATAGGCGGTGGAGAGGGGTTCTATGGCGGAGCGTCCTGTCATCCTGCTGGCCAAGGCGTACCCCAGCACATCATCAGTCAACTCATCCACGTTGATTTGGCCCGTGGTAAGCGCTTGGGTACGGGTGGAGATATCCGCCACGATCTCACCCAAGTTCATCAGGTTATCCACCGTACCCGCGCCCCACTGAAAGTGGGCGAAGGCATTACCACCGCTTTCATCTTCTATCACGATGTTATTGGGGATGACGGTGGGCAGTGATTGCAAGGAATCCGTGGAGAATACGTCACTTTGCATGACCACATCATAGGTTACCGGATCAAAAGCCATGAACCGCCAAGATTTGGGAGGGCCTTCACTGACTATAGCCCGTCCCCATATGGCGTCCGTGGCCGGATCGTACACCAGGGTTTCTTGTGAACTGTAGCCGCCATGGTTATCCACCAAGCTGCTGATGTTTGGGGTCGTGAGTTGGTTAAAGGTAGCCACTGCGGTCATGGCCGTGGCGTCGATGACCGTGACAGTCAACCCTCCAACAGTAGCGTCGGTGGCCTTGTAATAGTGAAGGTGATTCCTGTTTGAGTCATACGCCATGGCATTCAAGCCTTGCCCCCAAGGGTATGGAATCGCTGTGAGGGTATCGATGAATGTCAAGGCGCCCGTCAACTTTTCCACTGCCGTCAACTTATGTTGGGTGCTCCCATCGTCATTTCTCTTTCCAGAAACCACAAAGACATGAGTGCTCCCCACGCACAATAAGCCATCTATTTGGTGGGCTCCCGCCGGGTCAACATCCACCGATGAACTGACTGAAAAATCATTTCGGGAGACGTGATTTAAGATATGGCCCGCAGTACTGCCGTCTTCATACAGCCACCAGATGCTTCCGTCTTGATCCATGGCCATGGGGCCGAATGGTCCTTTCTTGTAAGTTCCAAGGAGGATGTAGGGTTGTAAATATTCAAGGATGCATGCGCCAGTGGTGCCGTTGTATTTTCTCCACATCCCGTCATAGTCAGAATAGGTAACCACCGTGTCCGTACCGGCGTGGTAATCCGCATAGTAAGGGAATGTACCTACGGTGGGGTCGTAGTATTCATTTGAGTACGTAACTGAAGTAAGGGCATTCCAAGAGGTCCCATCAAAGTGGTAAGTCGAGGATGCGGAGTAATCCACTACGTACATGCCGCTGGTGGGGACGACGAATTCCCAAGTGCCATTCACCAGCCTTGCCAAGTTACCGGCATGCCCAGCCCACGACCCGCTAGGGGCTCCCCCCACCAGCAGGTATTCATTGAATTTGATGTTGAAGGGTGGGTTGTAATTTGGAGCAAACGCGGAATCCAACGATGCTGGGGGCGCGTTATAGGTCGTGTCCATGGAAACCGACAACCACATTCCGGTTTCATTTGACGTGTACCCCACCACCTTCATGTCTTGGGAGGGGTCTAGGATGGCAAAATACCCCTTAGGAAAGTATTTTTTGTTCGTGTAGAACGGCTGCGTAAATTGCCACACCTTACCAGTCGAGGACACGTAAGGCATCGGCGTGTACGTCGAGCCGGGGTAAGTGTTGTCCCAACCCCCAAGGTCGATGGAGACCGGATCGATGATTTCCGTGATGTAAGTCGGCTGCGCAATGGGACCCACTTCAAACGTCAGGTTGGGGATGCGATTGCCGTACTTGCTGAGTTCCAGGTCGGTGAACACGGCATAAACTTGGCCCCGGTAGGCGGGGACGTTACCCACTCCCAGCTTGGCTTCGATGGTGGGGTCAGGCAACTGGTCTTCCGTGCCCGTATAAAAGACAAGGCTGGTGGCGGTGTAATGCTGTCTGAGAACATCCACGTCATAGATCAGCTTCCCATCCGCCCAAATCTTGCGCACTCCCTTGGTGCCCTCACAGATCGACACGGCAAAGGAACAGGTGTAGGAATAGCTGGTGGCACCGCCACCCCCGGAACCCCCTTCGGAGTGAGCATGTTCTTTCAGGTCGTCCGCCCAAATCACCGTGCCCGAAATCCGCATTATGTTGTAGACGATGGGGATCATGCCACCGTAGGTGGAGTCTTGCACCTTCAGGTCAGTCAAACGCGGGCCGTCTTGTCCAGGCGGGGGGAACATGGCGGAGCCAAGGGCGGAACCGACCATGTAGCCCAGTCCGGGCATGCCGAACATGGAGCCAATCCCTGCTCCAACGATACCAAGTGCGGTAGATGCCATGGTTAATCCTCAATGGTTTTAAAGCGGAAGCAGGCAACGATGCGGTTTTTCCACACGTCGTCGAGACGGTGTTCCACCACTTTTCTTGCGTGTGCGAAAGCATGAATGATATAGATTGGATTGCTTTCTGTCACTATGCCGAAATGTTGCGGTTCTTCCACAAACTTGAAGATCAAGATATCGCCCTTGCGGACTTGGCTGAATGGGATGGGGTCTAGGAAGTAGTTGCACCCCTCCAGCAACAGCACGCCATTGGGAGAGCGGCCATAGTTGGCATACTCTGGATTGTGGAAGTTATCCAACTGTTCTTGCGTGATCAGCCCGAGATTCAGGGCCGTTCCAACCACGAGGTTGATGCAGTCCACCCCCACACCCTTGAGCCTGCCTTGGTGAATCCAGCGGGTCCCCATCCATGTACGGGCCTCATCCACCACTTGTTGTCGCGTTGCCATAGGTCATCCTTTGTGCAATCAATTGCGTCACTCAGTGTCAGGCGGGCTACCCACAGCCATCAACTGGTCGGCACCCGGCAAGTGAGGCTCGCCACGGAAATTAACCACGTTGTTGTATCTGGTCTTGCAATCCTCGTTGACCCTCTTTCCACACCCGGCAATGATGGTATAGGTGTCGCCCACAGCCACTTGGTAGGGCATCGGCAATTGCAGTTCGATGGTGCCGGGGTGGTAGCTCTTGACTTCCATCGACAGCCCGGAGTTCAGCCCCGAGTTGAAGGTCATCAGGCCATAGTCAAAGTACCCGGCATCCCCGTAAGGGGTGGCAGTGCCTCCGCTCACGTAGTCCGAATACACAAGGCTCCATTCCGGGCCAGTAGTCGGGTCGTTGCTCCCATTGCGGGTGTCGAGGTTGATGGAGAAATGGTCGGCGTCGATCACATCGATTCCGTAGGTGTAGCCATTGATGGATGCCCCACTGCCAGGGTAGAAGGTGCTGCCATCACTGGAACCCGACCGTACCACCCCCACCACGCCACTGATGAAGACGTTGGAGCCCGAACCAAAGCCATGGCCCACACACGTGACCACGGCGCGCTTGGCGCGGGAAATACCCGTGATCGCCTTGCCCCCTGTCGGCCCTGCTTCCGTACGGCTGGAGTCCGTGATAACGCGGTTGGTGGTGTCTACACCTTGCACGGTGCCGGTCTTGGTGTACGGGGTCAGGTCAACCTTGCACTTGGCGTCACCGAACTTGGCGCGGCACAGGGGGGCATATAGGTCACCAATGTTGTTCACATAGGCTTGGGTCATCCCGCGCATTTCAGCGAGGAAGGAAGTCCCCTTGATCGTGATTTGGCCCAACGTGCCCGTCTTCTGGATCAGAATCCCCATGGACAGGTCTTCATAGTTGACCCAAAAGACTTGGACGGCTGCGTTGTCCCACAGCCCGGCCAGCAAGTCTTCTTCCGTCACCATGCCCCCGTCAAGGATGGCCTGCACCTCCAGCGTGTCCACGGCCAGCATGTTGGACGACTCGATGGCAGTGGGCGTGTACCCGGAGGACGAGTGGTACGTCACCCCGGATACGACGAGGTTGCGGGTGTGGTCGGTGAAGCCCAGTACCGTACCATTCTTGAGGGTGACTTTCCAGCAGGTTGCGAGGGTAGTCACCGTCTTGGCAAGGTGGGCCTTGAGTGCAGCGGAAATGGTCTTCATCACACCTCCGGATGCAGTTCAACGATGGGGAGGCCGGACACGCCAAACAAGCGCTCCCCTGTCTCGTCGTCGTAGGCCATGAAGGTGGACTCAAAGCGGTCAACATCGAAGCGCACCGGCAGATCGAATTCTCCCGACCACGCCATGGTGGTGCTGAATGACGTGCCATTGAAGGTGGTCGGGTCAACGCCCCCGGTCCCGGCGATTTGGCCCTTGGTGTAGTCGATGGTGCCTGACACCCCATGCAGTGTGATCGTTCCTTGTACCGGCTTGGTGATGATGCGGTAGGTGACGAAGCTGCCCAACCAATACAGGCGCACCATCTGAAGCACGCCAGTGGCGATCTGGATGAAGCCCCCGGTGGGCAGGAAGGTATCCCCAACGCCAGGGTAGACGGTTTGGAAGTCTGCCCAGTCCTTGAAACGGAACCCCCCAGCCCTGCCCCGACGATTGCGGAACAGGGCGATGAGGTCGTCGATTTGGGACTTCTTCAACAAATCCTCTCCGATTTCCCAACGCCCCCGGCTGTCCAGCCAGTTGGAATTGCGAAACTCTTGGCCCGAAGTCACCGTTGTTACATCGGTGTTGAACTCCGGACCACCTACAGTGCCGTAGCGAATCTCAGTGTTGAACCGAGGCGATTCCAGAAAATCCATGACTACTCCTTCAGTTATTGCGGCGGATGGCGCGGTTCACTTGCTGGCCAGTCTTGGAAGCGATCTGGTCTTGCGAGCGGCGGAAGCTGTTTGCATCCGGAGTTACCACCGTCATATTCACGCTCACAGGACGGGAATGCGTCGTGTTTCCGAGGTGCGTTTCCGAAACGTAACCCCCGGTAGCATACTGCGGCGTGGTGGGAATGTCGATATTCAAGCCGGAAAACATCGTGTTCAGTGTCGTATCCAAAACACCAGTCCGCATGGCTTCCAGCAGCGGTAGGTATTGCGCCGTCTTTTCCGCCGTCATCACGTACTCACCATGGGACAGGCGGGCCGGGATGGAGTCCGACGTGCCCGTGCCAGGACCAGAGACCATACCGCCGTCAGCGAACAGGGCTTCAGCCACCGTTGCCGCTGCTCCACCCTCACTTCCTCCACCAAACAGGGAAGCGATGGACGACAGGAATCCACCTCCGGAGCTACCGCCCGAACCACTGAAGAAGTTCATGATGGTGCTACCGAAGTTGGAAAAGAACGACGACAGGGTGTCCCCGATGCTGCCACTCATGGAGTCGATGTCTTCCTTGGAGTTATCCCCAACATCCTTGAAGCCTTTCGACAGGTTTTCTCCCAACCCCTTGACCAACGGTTGAACCAGTTTCGGCCCCAGCAGTTGGGTGATGGTGGCGGCAAAGGTCCCAGCAGGACCACCGAGTTTCTGGCCAATAGCTTGTCCCAGCGCAGCGGAAATCGGGGCAGCGGTGGTATTGGCGAAGCCATCCACCTTGTCGATGGGCGCCTTGTCTGCCGGGCTCAGTCCGTTGACTTGGGTGATATCGGCGTTGGAATCCACCCCGCTCACCGAGGTAGAGGCTTGCCCAACCTGAGGGGTCACGATGGCTTGCAACTGCAACTGAGCCTGCGCAACTGATTGCGCGAAGTTGGTCAGTTGCTCCGTGGAAGTCTTCGTAGCCTGGATCGATTCCGTCGTGGCGGTCGTGTTCTCCTTGGTCGTGTCAGTATCTGCCTTGGCAGCTTCCACTTGCTCACGGGTAGCCGAGATCACGACTTGCTGGATTTGATCTTCCTTGGCGGCAGCGACATCGGCCTTGGAGCCAGTCACCACAACGACAGGCATGGGCTTGTCGGCGGTCGGCAGGAACAAGTTGGAACCCGTGCCCAGCTTCGCCACGTAATCCTGAGTTTCCTTGTTTTGTGCGTAAGGCAGTCCCTTGGCGATGGCCTTGTCAGTATTGCCCGGACCAGCGTTGTAGGCGGACAACGCTTTGTCGAGGTCGCCGCTGTATTTCTCCAGTTGTTGGGCCAGATACTTGGCGCCCGCCATCACATTCTTGGCGGGGTCCATCATGTCCCCATGGTCGTAGCCCAAGTCTTTGTAAGTGTCCGGCATCAACTGCATGAGACCTTCGGCACCAGACGGCGACTTGGCGTATGGGTTCATCCCGCTTTCCTTGAGCGCCATGTAGCGCAGGAAATCGCCATTCAGGTTGTACTTGTCCAGTCCAGCAGACTTAGCAGCCTCGTCAAAGGCCGGGATCATGGCCAGCGAATCCACCGGCTTGTTGCCCCGTCCCAGCAGCGAATTTGCCGTGGTGGTATCGAACGGAACCAGTCCGCCCGGAGTGCCTTCGTTGCCCTGCCCCGGCGTCCCCTGCACCGACGTGTTGTTGTTCGACCGGGAAGCCATGGTTGCCGTGTTCTGCGCAATCAATTGCAGTTGCGTGAGCATGCTGTCGGCGGTCGTCAGCAGTTGCGGCGGGATGGCGTCCTTGGTCGGGTCAACGTTCTTGATCCACAGCGGGCCAGCGGGGGAAGCACCAAGGTCAGGCTTTTCCTGTTGCGGCTTGCCAGTCACCAGCGCAGCGATCTGCTGGAAGAAACCACCTTCACCGCCTTGGGCGCCCTGCTTCATCGACTTGACGAAGTTCTCCGCCACATCCTTGGTCAGCACCTTCAGGATTTGGGAGTTCAGATCACGGAAGATGTCGAAGAAGGCCTGCTTGAACGATTTCGTGTGCTCGATGACTGCTTGGAGATTACTGGCGAACGAATCCGCGAAGGTCTTCTCCAGTTGGTCCCCGACATTCACGATGGAATCGCGAAGCTGGTACATCTGCTTCGTCAACTCCATGGCCTTCAGGTTCATTTCGTTGGCGCTGGTGACATTACCCATGCTGAGGTAGGCGTCACGAGCGGCCAGGATGCCTTCGCGCTCCTGCTTCAGCAAGTCGAGGCGGTCACGGATGTTGGCGTTCAGGGCCTCTTGGGCATCCAGAGTCGTGGCCAAGCCATCGTCACGAGCCGAATTAACTTCGGCATCCAGCAAGTCGAGGAACGAGCGCTTCAACTGCAATTCGGAATCTTGGCGCTTCAGCGTCAGTTCCGTCATCTTGGTCTGAAGGTCCAGTTCTGCCTTACGCTTGGCAAGGATGATGTCTTCAGCCGATGCCGTGGCCCCGAGGGACACCAGTTCATCACGCAGGCTGCGCGCCACCTCACTGCGGATGGCCACTTCCTCATGGCCATAGCGCGTGTTGATGTCTTCACGAAGCTGCGCAATCAATTGCTCGCCGTGGACCTGAGTGTTGTAGGTCTCCACCAGCAGGGCTTGGCGTTCCTTCTGAGCATTGATTTCCGACTGTTGGATGCGGGCGCGCTCCGCCGTGATCTGTGCATCAATCGCGGCTTGGGCGTTCGGATCGGTCGTCAGCGTCTTCTTGATTTGCAGATCGGCAATCTTGGCGACGGACAAGCGTTGATCGTCAGCCAAACCCTCATCGATCAGCTTGGAGCGGTTGGCGAAATACGAGCGCAGGTTCTCCAACCCGTTGTCCAGGCGGAAGCGCTCATTGGACAGGTCGATGTCAAACAGAGCCTTGCGGCGGCTGATGTCTTCCTGAAGACGGGTGACGCGGAACTCCGATTCCTGTTTGGCCTGCGTGCGATGGAATGCGAGAGCCTTGGCTCCGCCAGCAGCCTCAGCGGCATTAGCCTCTGAGACCTGATTTTTAACGATAAGGAGACGGTTGGCGTAGGCTTCCTTCAAGCTGTCGAAGTCTTCCTTGGACAGTTCCTTTTGCAAGGATTCCAACGTCCGCTGTTGCAGTTCTTCATATTTCTGCAATTCGGTGTCGTTGGTGACCTTGGCGCCTGCCACTTCCAAGGCGCTGGAAATGGCGCTGATGGCGTTCTCAACCACCGTGCCCTTCGTGTGCAGACCTTCCACCATCACGTCGATGGCGCCAGAAGCCTCACCAAACTCTTGGCTCACCCCACGGCGATAGGAGCCCACGTCAGAGCGAACCTTGGCCAGATTGTCCCCAAGGTCCTTCTCAAACTTGTCTGCGTCGGTCTTTGCCTTGTTGAATTCGGCAAAGTCCTCGTTGGCTGCTTTAACTCTCTCAACGTTGTGCTCGTCCAGCTTGCCATTCTTGTTGATTTCTTCAACGACTTTCTGGCGTTTTTCGGTTTCCTTCTTGATCTTGTTGGTGTATTCGTTGATCTCGGTAGTGAGGTCTTCCGCTTCCTTGCGATACTTCTCGCGTTCTTCCTTGGTGCCGGACACACTCTTGACGGTAGCAACCCGACGATCATCGATCAGGGAGTCCTGCTTCTCGCGCAGTTCTTTCGTACGCTTCAGGCTTTCGGCGTACTCATCCACCAACTTGGTGTTTTCCTTGATCTTGCTGGGGTCAACGATGTCCGTCTTCTTCTTGTCGTTGTCCGACATCAGCTTGTAGACGCCATAGATGGCAGCGCCAAGCGCGGCCACACCGGCAACCACAACCCCAATCGGACCAGTGGCGGCAACCCACATGGCAGCGAAGCGGATGGCGACGGCGGTCAACGTGTTGGCGAGGTAGCCAAACATGGTGATCAGGGTCGGCAGGAAAGAAAGCACCAAGGCCCGGAAGGCTACAACCTTGTTCACTCCCCACACGATGGCGTAGCCAAGGGCCACGTCACGCAGGACCTTGACCAACTGCTCCAAGATTTCCTTGTGCTCGGTCAGGAACTCGATCATTTCCACGAGGGCATGAGAGGCGGAGCGCACAGCCCCGGCCAGCCCGCTGGCATGGTCCCCAGCCTGTGCCACCTCTTCACCAAACGCTTCCGCGTTGGGACCCTCTTCCTTGAATGCTTTCGCAAGTTCGGTCAGGGCCTTGACGATTTCAGTTGCGCCCTTGACGATTTCGACATAGAAGCCTTGGCCCAGCGCACCAACCGCATCCTTGAACTCTTCGATATAGCGGGGGAACGAAGTCAGCATCTTGCCGACCGTATTCATGGAGGCTTCATACACCCCGGACAGCTTGATCGACTCGTCCAGCACCGCATTGGCGAAGACTTGCTTCTGTGCGGTGCCAGTGATGGCGCGGCCAGCATCGGCAGCGGCTTGGGCCATCACGGCTTCCTTGTTGATCATCACACCCATGAACTTCAGTCCAAGGGTGTCCATCTGGTCGATGTTGACGATCAATCGGCGGAAGGTTTCCGACGAGTTCTGGCCCGCCACGACGGCCAAGTCTTGGGATGCACGGGCAAGGCGGGGAGCAAGATCGATGTCGATACCGGCCTTGATCAAGTCAGTCAGGGATTCACGGGACGACTCCGCCGTGATACCCATCTTCTGGATGGCCTTGTCAGCCTCTTCCAGTTGTTCCGTGGTGTAGCCAGCGGTCGTGCCGACGACGCCCAGCACCACCCCGAGGGTTTCGGTGCGGGCAGCAACATCCAGGAATTCTTTTCCGAGGTGGATAGCTTCGATGGCGAGGAAACCCCCGCTCACGAAGGTTACCCACTTCATCAGCTTCTCAAACGCCTCCGACAGTTTCTCGATGGCGTTCGTGTGTTCGTGGGCAGCATCAGCGGCACCGTGGTGGGCGCCTTCTTCCTCGTGGAGACCTGCGGCGGAAGGGGGCTCATGGCCTCCCCCACCACCATGGCCACCTTCACCATGGCCTTCGGCTTCCTTGGAAGCTTCCTCCTTCTTTTTCTCACCTTCTTGCTTGGCAGCTTCGTTGGTGTTTTCAAGATTGGAGGTAGCCTCTTGGGCGGCTTCGCCAACCGCCGACAACCCGTCGGTATCCTTACCGAAATCCGACAGGGTGGAGGTCAGCGCATCCAACTGATTCTGCATTGAAGCCAGATCAGACAGGAGGTTGGCAAGCCCGTCTTTAGCCTGATTAGCAATCGTAATCAGGATTTTGAGTTCTTTAGTCGTCGCCGCCATCGCTTTTCCCTATCTCTTTGATGAATTTGGAGAAACCTTTACCATCGGCATGATAAGCGATCCGAGTGCACTGAACCAGCCGTAAATGGCTTTGACGCTCAGACTGGTTGACCAAGCGTACGTGTGCGTGAATCTGCTTCAGGTTGTAGCCCCAAATTTCAACGTCGAGATAGCCAAAGCCTTTCAGCCTTGAGAAAGCGAAAGCAAGACGTTCTTCAAACTCTTGGAGAACTTTTACTGGGGGTTTTGTTCCACGTTCGGGACCGGGGGGGCCGTCTTTGCTCGTGCCATCACCCCGGATAACGAGCTTAGGAGCTTTTTTACGTCAGGCACGCTAACCTTCCAGATTTCCGCCATGGCCGTCAGTTGAACCGTGCCCGGAAGCTTCCGGATATCCTCTTCCTGCCCTTCAGCGTCAGCGGCGAGGGCAATGATGGTTGCCACCATGTCAGGAGCTTGTTCCAGCGCCCCGGCGAAGTCCGGCTTGCCTTTCTGAGCCGTTGCAATCAAGTGCAAAATCGTTTCGCGGTGCTTCTGGACAACACGGGTGATGCCCTTCAGGTCGAGGGCATTGACCACGAGGGTGCCGGTTCCAACTTCAACTTCCACGGGCTTGGGCAGCAGATCGGAAATCTTGATAGCCATTTTTTTACACTCCTAGTAATGAAAAAGGGCCGGTATTTCTACCAGCCCTTGGATGTTACCCGAAAAAAAGATTAGCGGGTAGCCAGTTCGCGGAAATACTTGGAGCCCGTGGTACGCAGTTGGTCGGCCAGAACGTTGCCTTCCAGCACGAATTGCTGCACCGTGTCCGAGATCATCGCCAGTTCCTTCAGCGGGTCCACCGAGAACTTGAAGACTTCGATGACCACCGGGGCGTTGGTGTCGGCGGTGTTCAAGCCTTCAAAGCGCAGGTACTTCTCTTGTGCGCCGGTCGTCAGTGCATCGACCGTGTACTGGGCGGCGTACGTGTAGTCCACGGTCAGCGTGCAGACAGTGGTTGCCGTAGCAGCCACCAGGGCGTCGTACGTGGCCGAGTCACCATTCAGCATGATCGAACCAGCGTCGGCGTTCAGCTTGTAGTCCCACGGGGTAGCGTCATCGACGTAGGCGGTCAGGGTCGTGGCGCCTTGCTTCACGGTCACAGCCGAAACCATGATGTGATCCAGCGGGGCAACCGAGCCCGGAATCGCTTTCGCAGTTGCGCCGGTCACGGTGGCACCAGCGATGGTCGATTTCGTGCCGCGCAGGGCGACAGCGAGGTTGGCCGCGTTGAAGTTTTCCATGGTCATGGACAGCGTGGCCTTGGTCTCCGTGGTCAGGCGCAGGTCGATACCGCGTTGGCCGGTCTGCGATTCCTTGTGTTCCACAACGGTGGTAGCCACCGCGATTTTCAGGTCCGACACGTTGCCGACCGGGATCAGGCCGACCGGCTTGCCCGTGGTTGCGTCACGATCACCGACCATCACGACGCCTTGGCCCGAGTAGTAGTGGTTGTTACCGTCAAAAGTGCTCATTTTGAATCTCCTAAAAATTGATTACCGTTCAGCGGAAAATTAAGCGTGCTTGTTGTACCACGCCACGATCAGGGAACTCGTGGCAGAGTGGTCGGTGTCAGACACCACACCACCAGTAGCCGAACCACCAGCCAGGGTGCCGCTTCCAGAAGCAGCAAGGCGGGTAGCCGTGCCCGTAAGGACGATGCTGTTACCAGCAGTGCCTTCGTTCACAGCGGTGACGGTCACCACTGCCGAAGAGGCCACGGCCTTGAGGGTCTTTTTCGCATATCCTTGACGGTAACCGCCATGGTAAGCATTGATGGTTGCGGCCAGATTCGTGGCGGTAGCGGCATCGGTGCCACCGATCAGGAAGTGGGTAGATGCGGTCGGGGCAGCTTTGGCCGTGTAGGTAACGCCATCCACGACGCAGGTATCGCCTTCAGCGACCGATGCCGCCGTCAGGGTGCCCGAGGCGCGGATGTCAGCGATGGTGTAGTGGGAGGTAACGTCCGTGAGCACGCCTGCCACCGAACGGATGACGGACAGGATGGTGTCTTCAGCACGAATGGCGGCAACTGCCACTTTGGTTCCGGCAGCAGCGCCAGCACCGATGGACAGTTGGAAGCCTTGGAGTTCCTTGACTGCGTTGTTGCCAAGGTACTGTCCCGCACCAGCGGGGATTTTTTCCAGCGACATTTTGATTCTCCTAAACTGGTCGGGGGTTATTACTGGACGAAAGTGTAGCCTACAGGAATCTACCTAACAAGAAACATCAAGGAACCAGTTGGATTGGCGTGGCCCAGCGCTGGAGCCAAATCACGGTCCCCTTCTTTTCCGAGGCCGGGGCTTCAAGGACGAAGCGCCACTTGTGCCCAGCGGGGGACTTCCCCTCATGCATGGCCTTCCGGGTCAAGTCCAGCAGGTTGATGGTGCGGTTCTTCACCCGCGATTCACCAGCGGTAGTGGGCTTCTCCACGATGATCAGGGACAACACCAGTTCGGCGGACACGCCTTGGCGGTTGGTCTCTTTCATTTCAGGGACGGCGCGCATGCCTTCGTACACGATGCCGATGCAGGGGAATTCCACTCCCTTCATGGCATCGCCAAGTTCCTCTTCCGAGTAGACTTGCACGATCTTGTCGTTGACCTTGGGAACGGTCTTCAGGATGTCTCGCACTTGCGCAATCACTTGCACAACAAGGGAGTCGGGTGGAGTGCTCATGATGTCAGGGCCTCTTCAATACGTTTTATTACGAAGCTTGCGGCAACAGCCATATCTTCGTCGCTAAAGCCCAAAAACTCCCGCTTTGGCAGGCGCTCCGTACCCTCATTGTGGTAAATGCCGTACGGAACATCGGTGCCGATGGCGCGGGTATTGGAATCAATGGAAAACAATTGCAGCGAGTGGAACAACCTGCCGGTATCGAACAGAGTCCCGCCACCGCGTCCGATCTTGGCCCGGTACAACGCGGCCTTACTTACCTGCCATGGCACTCCCGTTGGGTCAACTTGCGCGAGGTAGCGCGTCCGCATCCGGTTGAACAGCACGGCGGCGGCTTGATCCAGCGTGGGAGTCATGTTATCGACGGCATACTCCAGATTCTTGATGGCAGACTGGAGAGCGCTGTCACCGTCGATGACGATACCAAGGAGGCTCATCGCATGGGTCGCAGGCAGAAGGATGCTTTACGGAGGTGACCATTCGCCACGGTGTTGGCATGGCCCTTCAGTTCAGGCATGTTCACCCCTGGATCACCCTTGGAATTGGTGGAAGACAGGTGGAACATCACCGGCACGAAGGCAAGGATCACTTCCTTCAGCCATGCCGGGGTAGTGGCGGGAGTCACACCATATGCGTACGCCACCTTGACGTAGGCATCCATCAGGCTTTCATCCACCCGCACGAGACCCTTCTCGTAATCCACTTCGTAGTTCACGGGGTCCACGGGGGTCACACACGTATTCCACTTGTCGCCAGTCAGCATGGTCACTGAATCGGCCTTCAAGAGCCCGGTGGGGAGGAACAAGCGGAATACCCCTTCCGGACGGACGCTGGAAAAGCTTTCCGAGTCCAGAAAGAACACACATGAGTCAGTCCCATCCTGAAAGGTGGTTTCCAAGATGGACTGGACATGCTGTTGCGCGGCAGACACAGCCGATTCGATATTTCCCACCAGCGAAGTGGGCTCGATTTCTTGACTGATTTGCAGACGGGCGCGGGCCTCATCTACGGAAACGAGTAACTTGCTCATGGCTGTGCCTACCTATGGGATTAGATTTCCACCGTGGACGAATCATCCGGTGCCGAAAGACCCAGTTCAGCGAGTTCTTCCGGGGTGCCGATTTCGATGGCCTTGACTTGACCGGCGCTCACGGGCTGGTCGTTGACGGTCTTGGCTTGGGAGGCGTCCATGATCTGCGGTGCTTGCGGGGTCGAGTGGACTTCGCGTTGGACCGGGGCGCGGTACACCTTCCACAGCGGCATGCCCGTGATGTCGTCGATCTGCGACAGCTTTTCTTGGGCCACGTCCAGCGGGAAACGATACGCCTTGTGGTTCTCGTAGATCGGGCCATTCACTTCCACCAGACGGGTGTGTTTTGCCAGTTGCAGAACCAGATGGGCGGGAGCTTCAGCTTTCGGTGCCTGAGCCGTTACGGTGGTTTTGGTGATTGCCATGGACCCTACTCCTTGAATGTTGGTTGAAGTCAAAATTGACTGAAGGCATTTTGCCTCATTACGCAATCAATTGCAAACTCAAATAAAAAAGGGAGGCAGTTACGCCCCCCTTTCTCAAATCACTGGAAACTGATTAGGCTTCCAAGATGCCCGACGTTTTCACGACGGCGTTGACTTCTTCGATCTGGAAGTCGACACGTGCGGTCAGCACGATGATGAACACACGCTTGGTGATGTCCTTGTCGTACTCGATGCTGATGTTGCGCTGGATGCCGAAGATCAGGTTCAGCGGGTTCGTGAACAGCGAGTTGGCAACCGGCATCAGGGCAACCGGCTCAATCACCGACCCGAACATCTGGAGCGCGGTGTTGTTTTGCAGGTTGGCGTCACCGAACGAACCGACACGGTTCGCGTAGATGTCGCGCAGGTCGGTTTCGTTGTTCACCGACAGGAAGTGCTTCATCGACGTACGGTTGCGCAGGAAGCGGGTCGGCATTGCCTTCAGCGCGGCCTTGATGATGTCCTTGCTGATGGTGGTCGAGGCGGTCACGAGGTTGGCGGTTGCCAGCTTCAGGAATCCGTCTTGCATTGCCAGGTAGGCATCGCCCGAACCCGAGTCACCCAGCAGGGCCAGTTCTTCCAGGTCCAGTGCGGCGCGGGCGCCCAGCAGGTCCACGATGGTCTGGTGCATACCACCAGCGCCTTGCTCCATGCCCACCGAAATGTTACCGCCTTCGATGTTGTCTTCCAGCACGTCGTACGGGATGTGAACTTCAGCGATCACTTCCTTCGTGTTCAGTTCGACTTGCGACAGGTCCGGCTTGCTGCGATCCGAATCAGCCAGCGCGGTCGAGGACACGGCGGGGTGCAGGATGCGCGAGCCGAAGCCGATCTTGTTGATCTTCATCTGCGAACCCTTCATGACCACCGTACGCACTTGCGACAGCACGGTCGGTTGGTCGATCAAGTTGCGGATGAAGCGGTCTGCTTGCATCGGGTTCAGCTTACCAGCGGTGGCCAGATCGGACAGCGCAAGGTCGGCTTTTTTAATCAGTTCTGCATTGGTAGACATTTCATTCACCTTGTTAATAAAAGTTTCTAAAGCCCCTTGTGGGGGATTACTTACGCTTCGGCAGGAAAGCGGTATCGTAGTAGCCCGAGCGCGGGTCTTCGTCCGACTTCACAGCCTTCTTGCCTTGGGGTTCGTCCCCCTTCACTGCACTGGCAACCACCGTTTGCTTCACGGCAGTGGTCGCATCTTCAGCCTTCCGAGCGGTTTCATCAACTTTTTCTTCCAGCTTCGTTTGCGATTCTTTGATTTCGGTAACCGATTTGGTCACCAGTTCGACAGCAGAGGTCAGGCCGGTGAGCGCGGCCATGATTTGGGCCATGGCGTCGTCAGCCTTCTGCTTCTGTTCTTTCGCGTTCGGGTCTTGCGTTTCGGCAGTGACGTTCGACGGGTTTCCGTTCACGTCTTCGGCGGCTTCCTGCTCAGCGGTCTCAGCGGCTTCCTCAGCGGCGTTTTCGCTTTCCTTGGCCTTGGCTTCAGCTTTGGCGGCAGCGTCCTTCTCCGCTTCGGCCTTTTCAGCCTTGGAGGTTTCGTACTTCTTGGCGGCGCCACCGATACCTTCTTCCAGCTTCAGGGCCGACGACGGGATCAGGGCAGTGAGGGCCGACATGTAGCCTTGGAACTTTTCGCTTGCGGCCTTGATGGCTGCGGCCTTGTCGGCGGTGTCCGACTTCAGGATGGCATCCATGGTTTCTTGCAGGGCCTTGGTGGCGATGGACGGGCCAAAGAAAAAGCCTTCCGTTTGCAGGGCTTCGTTCAGGTCGGCGTTATCCACCAGTGCCTCAACCTGCTCGTCACCGTTTTTCACGACGACAACGAGGTCATCCGACAGGCGCACCAGCGTGCCTTCGCCTTCGTTCGGCAGATCTCCTTGGGCGAACATCGTGGTGCCGTCTTCGTACTTGTGGATTTTTTCCACGTCGTAACCAGCGGCCTTGACAGCCTCCGAGATAAACGACAGGTGCGCTTCGTCAGCGGTGTTGACAACGAGGCCAACGACGGTCGGCACGGGCTTATCTGCCTTGATGGTGCGGCGGATGCTGGAAAGGTCGAGGCTCATTTCTGACTCCTTTAGAGATTTGATGACGCGGAAGGGGATACGGTTGGCTCCGCGCTTCACAAGCGAAATGAAACGCACGTCCGCGTTTTTCATTTCCGTCAGCTTGATCTTCATACGTGCCATGATGAAAGTTTCCCTGTTGAATGCTGTGGATTCTACCCGAGCAAAATCTACCTAACAAAATTAAAGAATCTTCACGGTGTCCACGGAAGAAAAAGTATGGATATGGCCATTGGCTTCTTCGGTGTGGGTGCCACGGCGAATCAGGTGGTAGTGGCCATCTTCAGCCTTGGTGGTGCGGCCTCCGAGGAATTCGCCGTTGGGTCCATACTTGACGCCAAACGTGTGCTCATGGGCGCCGTCGCCCTTGGTCGTGGTCGTGCGTCCCGTCACCACGTCATCCATTTCTATTTCGCGTTCTTGGTCTTCGCGGTTGACGAGGGCTTCCATGGAGAACCCGTTGATCTCACCCTTGAGGACCTTGTTCCACGTTTCGTCGTCGGGAATGTGGACGGCAACCACCCACGAACCAGGGATGAAGTCCGGGTCACCCTTGCGGGCAATGAACGACTCCACGACGGTGATCCCATCCGTGGTTTCGTTCTGGTGCTCTTGGTCGATCTGGTCCATGCGCTGTTGGCGGACAAAATCATGGGCCATCTTTTGGATTTCTTCAGCGGTCATGAATTCGCCATCCGAATCCGGACGGTTCGGTGCGTACACCTCACCCATCACGATGCGCTGGTGGGGGGCGTCGGACTTGACTACAAAGACGGGATTTTTCATGGCAGGGTCCACGCAATTGATTGCACAAATTGCGTGTGACTTTAAACCTACCGGAAACTAATTGCAACTAGGAATATTTCTGTAGAACAGCTTTGGCGCGTTCTTCGGTGTAGCCAAGGCGCTCCACCAAGTACTGGAATACTTGGGCGGTGCGGTCCACGTTGGCGTTTTTCACCAAGAGCTTGAGGGTGGTGGCAGTGCGGTTGGAGCCGTCAGGACCCACCATACGGAGAGGTTGGGCTTTCATGCTGTGGCCTTGCGGAAGTATTGGACGGCGTTGGGATTATTCAGCGGCAGGCGCATCCCCAGTTGTTCCCTGCTCAGCAGGTATTCGCCCACCTTCTGGCCGTCGATGGTGAATGGCAGATTCAACAGGGCTTGGAGCCCGTCTTCGGAGCGGCTGGACAAAACGTCGATCACGGCTTGCTGCTCATGCTCCGACAGGGATGAAATAGTCAGGTCCCCGGCATCCAATTGGGTGAGGATATCGTTTTTCAAATCGTACCAATCCGCCGTACTTGGGACGAAACCCATGTCAGAGTACGAGCGTACCGAATCGCCATCCACCGCCATAGTCAGGTACTCCGCCCCCATGGATAGTCCGACATCTACCATGCCATTCATGATCAGGCCAAGGTTGGTGGCGGCAGCGGTCGGGGTCGAGTCCAAGAACAGGGCAGACATCACCTTCATCACGGAAGCGTAGGGGTCGTATGTCATGGCCATGGCCAGCTTCGATCCCAAGTCTCCCGGCAGGGTATTCTTCACTGCAAACTTGATGTCCCCGTTCTGGTCGAACGAAATCACCTTCTTCTTGGCTTCCATCACGTCTTGCTGGGTCAGCCCGCTCACCTTGGACACGAAATCCACAGGCTTCAAGTTCACGTAGGTGTTCCAAAGGTCAAGCTGGTCAGGAGTGATTGGGTTGCCGATGTCTTGGAAGTCCTGGGGGGTGGACTTCTTCTCCGGGATGATCCGCGCCTCCTGTGGGACTTCAGGCATTTGAATCTTGGGTGCCGACCCAACTTTTGTGCACAGCGTGCGGCAGTTGGGGTGGAACGGCGGGATATGCAGGCCCATCCGGGTCAGTTCGGCGGAACTGGCCTTGCTGAACATTTCGATGGAAGCCTTATCCTGCTTGGGCCATGGCTGCACCGTCTTCAGGTCGTTGGGGTCTTGAACTTTCAAGACACGGTTGATCATGCTCGTGGCGTCAGCGACCTTGAAGCGCTTGCCATTGATGGCACGGCAGAATGCCGAAGTGCGGCCATCCAGCACGGCAGTCAACTGGTACTCCGTATAGCCCAGCACCTCAGCCTCCGCCGTGAACCCCCATGTGGATAGGCGTGACGAGTGGAGGGATGAAATCATCTTCAGTTGGCTGTTGCCAGCCTGCTGGAACGACACGAAGTCCTTCACGTACCGTTGCTTTTCCGCCTTGGTGGCGGGGGCAACTTCAGCCCGCGCAATTGATTGCAGCGCGTCTTGCTGTACGGACTGGGTGACGTTGTAGGCAAGAAGTTGCATGAAGTTGTCCACCACCAAGTCCAGCAGTCCATCATGGTTGGAGGCGGACACGAAGGTTTTGCTGGGGTCCATCCCGCCTGCCATCGCCCCGCCATACAGAATGCATGACTGGAGGATGGCCTTGATGTAGTTGCGGCATTCGTCTCCCACATCCACGAAGCTGATGGTGGAAACAACCTGCCGGGCGTCATCAAACTTCCCCTCCGCAATGAGGGTGTTGATCTGCTCCATCAAGGCAGAGGCTTGTGGTTGCCACGCCCGCAACAAGACACGTTGCAGGCTGGCTTCCAAGTCGAGGTAGGAACGAAAGTCCATCAGTGGGAGCAAAGGTGCGAATGGCCGGATTCAAACACGAAGTTGGCTACCATCGTTTGGAATTCGCGCAGGGTGTCGCGGTCCATCTTCTCGATGGCATCGGCCACGCCCATTTCCTCTTCCGGTGACATTTCATGCTTCAGGGCCAGCAAGCCTTGGATGCCGCAATACTTGCGGGCCAGTTCCAGCAATTCACTCTTCACGCCGGGTGACGGATCACTGAGGGCGCCACCACCACTTTGGCTGGGCTTCGGAACCTTGACAGGACCGCCTTGCTTCAACTGCTGATTCTGGATGTCCATCCGCTCGATGGTCTTATCGTGCATCTGCTGGGAGTTGGCGTTGGTCTGCTGATCAGCAGCGGCTTGGGCCTTTGCGGCTTCCGTGTCGTAGTTCAGAGTCAAGCCAGTGATGTCGTTCACGGCAGCAACGAAGTCTTCAGGTTTCACCATCGTCTGCACCAGCGGCAGCGCGGCCACTTGGTCGGCAGCGTTCTTCATGGTGATGCCCTTGGACTTGATCTTGGTGTTCTTGATGCCCAGTTCCTTGAGGATGGTCTTGTTGATCACCTCATCGAACTCCACCCGCTCCGGAGAGAACACTTGGGCTTCCGCCACCATGTAGGAGACCACGGCGGTGGCGAAGTTATGCTCTGCCGAATCCCCGATGAACAGCGGCGGCAGGCGGAAGCTTTTCCTGATGTGGTCTTCCGTATTCTTGTCGTAGTTCTGGAACATAGCGTCATTGGCCATTTCCGCACCGAAGCGCTCCACCGTCACCTTCACGGTGCCTGCGGCATCCAGCGAGCCGGACGACGACTGGGCTTCCACCACGACGGCGCGGTTGCGGTTCTTGTTCTTGCCCGACAGGTAGTTGCGCAGTTGGTCGGCGGCATCACCCGCCAACGTACCGCCTTGGACGAAGATCAGGGCCGGGGGCATGCCACCCGCATCGAAGTACTCCAGGTTGTGTTCTTCCGCCTTGCGCGAACCAATCACGGAGGGCAATTGGTTGATCCAGCGCGGCACGCCGTACGGAGAGGTCGGGTCCGGGTTGACGTTAAAAAACAACAGTTCGGTGGCACGGTCTTCAAGGGCGACGGGGTTGTCCGGCGATTCCCACTCCCCCGTGTGCTTGTTCAGTTGGCGGGTGGTTCCATACTCACGGAAGTAGACCTTGCGTGCCGCCATGTACAGCACCCCGAAGCGGCGTTCCCGCTCCATCATGGTCAGTTCGATTTCCTTGCCGTTGCGGGTGATCTTCTTCTTCACCTCCACCGGGTCGTCCAGTTTGACAAGACGAACAGTAGTGGATTCAAGGTTGCGGAATCCCACCAGATCACCACTGACGGCGCGCAAGACTTCCAAGAAGGCATAGCCCGTGGATTCCAGATCGCGGCGGAACTTGCGGCGGATGGATTGGTACGACTTGCCAGGGTAGGGCTCACCAAAGAACCCATCGATGATTTCTTTTTCCTTCTGGTCCACATCCTTGGTGTCGTCCACATTGACGAGTTCGTAGCCGGTGGAGTCGATGTTGACTTCCATGGCTTCGATACATTGGGACAGGATGTTGTTTTGCGTCACCAGCCGGGCCAGGACTTTCGGCTCGTACGGGGGGCAGAGGAACAGATTGGACGAATGCTTATCTGTCCAATAGAAATTGGAAAACTCGTCTTCCAATTCAAGGGCGGAGTCAGCCATCACCAAGTAGGTGTCGCCCTTGATTACCTTCTGGACGTAGGAGACCTTTGGTTCAGGTTTCACATCTTTTTTAGCGTTTGACATACCAACCTCTTGCAAGAAAGTTGGCCTATTATAAGACCTTCCTCTAGGAAACTTCAAACGAAAAAAAAGACCGGGGGTTGGCGCCCGGTCTTGAACTCTTCTACCTATCCCTGTAAGGAAAGAGCCTTTAGTGTATTGTGCAAACCTGATTAAGTCAAGCTAACTTTCAATCCGGATTTCTTTTCAAAGAACCCTTGGTACGCGGCGAACTTCATCTTGTCACGGGGGCTCATTTCATATTCGTAGTCAAGGAAACCTTGGGCCTGGAAAATCTTGTTGGCGAAGTGGCTGGCATAGGTGTCCGGGTCCTCGTTGAACTGGCCGGTCATTCGCCCGAATACCAGGGACATACCAATGTCCCGCTCCTTGCCCACCAACTGGTTGGCCACTCCCACCTTAACGTCTTCGTCGCTCACCCCGTAAAGACCATACCGTTGGCGAACCACATCTGAGTTGATCCCCTTGCTAGCGAACAGGCTTCCGTTCGGGGTCACGCACACCACGGTCACGCCTTGGACCGATGCCATGCCGATGTCTTGGGCCGACAGAGCCGAGCCATTCGGGTGGTTGTGAACCACATAGGCCACGTTGGAGATGTCATACCCCTCAAACGAGACTTGGTGCTCCTCTCCGTGTACCACGAACAGGGCATTGCCATAAACATCCAGTGCCACGAGGTGTTCCTTGTTGTCTTCGGCGCCAAGTTCACGGACATAGGCGGCAGCTTTTTTCACGAGTTCAAAGTTCATATCGCACTCCTTGCGTTAGTAGTAGAAGTAGACAAGCACGCACTCAATTGCAACGTAGAGAACACTTGCCAGAAGGACACAGGTTTCACACATCGACACATTCTTGAAGGCGGGAATTGCCGGGATTTTCATGTCACCTCCGGAACAGCAGGAGGGCCAGTACCGACAGGAGAACCGGGGAGGCCACAGCAGCCAATGCCAATCCGGTAAAGACACGCCACATCACATTGCAGGCGTAACACTTATTGGAATCTTCCATGTCGCACTCCTTGCGAAAGCCCCCGAAGGGGCGGGAATCAACTATTCAACCACTCTTCGTAGCTCTTGACCTTCCAGCCAAGGTCTTCAGCAGCAGCCACATAGATTTGGTATTCGGCATCATTGGTGCCACGGTATTGGGTCTGCCAATCGGCTTTCACTTCAAGACGGGGATCAACGTAGTCAGCATTCATTTTCCACTCCTTGGAAGTCACAACAATCTCAACCACAAGGACAGTTTAACACTGCCCAAGTGGTTTGTCAAAGAGTTTGTGCAATCAATTGCGCAGACTTCTGAACTAGTACACGGAGTAAGGTTTGACAATAGGGGCGGGCAGCAGTATCCGGACTTTCCTGCCATCATGGAGTTTCACCCACATCACGGTTGGGTTATTGGGGTCAGACAGGTTTTCAATTTTCACTTCCTGAACCCCAACTCTATAGTCTTCCGCTCCCTCAGGTGTGAAGATAATGAACTCCCCTTTCGTCATGCCGGTAACGATTTGTTGAGCTATATGTCCCATCAGTCCTCCACTCGCAAGTAAGCCACGGGCTCCCCTTGACCAGTATCAGCGATGTGAATCACTGTACGGACAGTCCAGACTCGATCCTCTACTTCAATCTGTTCGCCCATGTTTGGGACTCGTCCGAATTCATGATTGCGGATTTTTTGGTGTTTCATATATTCAACGGCAACCTTCATGGTGTTCTCCTTATGCAGCAAGTTTGAGTTTTTTCAGGTCGGCCATGTTCTTGCCGATCTTCGCGTCAGCGGTGAAGACAAGACGTGGTTTCCAGCCCACTTTGTGGAAGGGAAGGTTTTGCATGCTGTCCAGTTCCCGCTTTACATACATTTCCACGTTGTCCTCAGGTATGTAGTTGTAGAGGGCGTCATGGATGGCGCCGAAGGCCGGGCACACCTCCGTCCAGCCATTGGCTTGGGCGATGGCGGCGGACCACAGCAGCATATCGGACAGCGTTCCTTGGATCGGCGCGTTGATGGCTTGACGTTCCGCCTTGGCCCGGATGTCTTGCATGGGGGAGTTGATCAGCGGGAGGTGGCGCACACGTCCCAGCGGCGAGCGCACGAACCCATTCTTGCGAGCAAACTTCTTGTACTCGTCGTGGTAGTCAGGTAGTTGCGGGTAGCGCAGGAAGAATCCAGTCCTGAATTTGTCCGCATCAGACCTGAAGAAATTCTTGACCCCGTAGTTGTTGATTGCGTAGTCGTAGAAGCCATCTGCACCCATGCCATAGATCAAGCCGAAATTACCTGCCTTGCCAAGCTGGCGAATCTCTTCAAACAGGTGGAACAGTTCTGGATTGGTGTCCTCCATGGCTTTCATGGCCATCATGTCTTCGTACTCGTAGCCCCGGAACGGCCCGGCAGTCAGCGAATGGAGGTCCATGTCCTGTAGATAGGCTTGGATCATGTTCTCTTCGTTGGCCACACAGGCGATGACCTTCAATTCCCCTTGGGAGTAGTCGCGCTCACACACCACGTAGCCAGGGGGCGCCGGGAAGCAGCGGCGGATGCGCTTGCCCCATGCCGTATGTTTGGGAATGGTCTGGAATGCCGGGTCCTTGCATGACAACCGCCCTGTGTTCGTGCCCCCCTCGTCCTCATCCTTCTTGCCGACAAAGAACCAGTAGGAGGGGTGGAACTTGCCGTCTGAACGGATGTGCTTTTGAAAGCCCCGCACGTAGGTGCTCATGGTCTTACTGGCACTGGCATACGCCTTGATGATGCTCACGAACTCCTTGGCGGCAGGGTCATCTTCAAACATCAACAGGTGCTCCATGGCCGTGGATGGCTCACCCGATTTCTCCGTCATCATCTTGGGCTTCAAGTTCAGGCCCATGGGGGAGAACATGAAGTCTTTCAGCAGGGAGGCTTTCGTCAGGTTCAGGCCGAGTTCCTGTTTGGGGTCATGGTGCTTGATGCACAGGCGCCCACCCATCATGGCCTTGGCCTTCTTGACGTGGGTGGTCATGTCGGACAACAGGTCGGCTTCCAACTCCTTGTAGGCGTCCATGTCCACCAGCACCCCGCCCTGCTCCACCTCTTCAAAGGCGCGGGCAGCGGGATGCAGGATGTTGACGTAGAAGGCGGTGGCTGCGGGGTCGGCCAGCAGTTCCGCCGTCATGGCCTTGCGGACTTGGTGGCAAGCGTCGGTGTCCCCGCCCGCGTAGGGCAACAGCTTTTCCGGGGGCACAAGGTCCATGCGGGATTTGTCCACGCTCAGGTCGAATTGATCCGAGTATCCTCCAAGTGCCGGAACATAAATCTTGGCGTGCACGTCCAGGCCATTGGAGCGGTTTTCATCCAGCATGGAGCCCACCAACGTGGTGTCGAACTTGAAGTTGCTGCACTTCAGCTTGGCACGTCGGGCGATCCAGTGGAGGTCGAATTTCAGGTTGGCGCCGCCCAAGGAAATCTTGGGGGAGTTCAGGATATGCGACAGGTCCAACATGAATTGGAAGTCGCCCAACCGTTTTTCTTCATCCTCACGGGAGTGGAAGTACACCACATCCGCCATGCCGTCGTCGTAAGTCAACTGGATGGACACGATGCGGGCGCCGGGATGGTCGGCGGTAGGCAGGGCATACGGGTCCATGCCGATGGTTTCCAAGTCCAGTTCCACGGGGACCGGCTTGTTGGTTTTGTCGTACATCTTGTCGATGGCCGCGATGGTCTCCGCGAAGTCGGGGACGTAGCGGTAGTTGCCCATCTTCGCAGCCAGCGAACCCGTCAGGGCATAGCGCATGGCCATGCCGGTGTCGCACAGCAGGTCGATGTGCTTGGCATAGTCGATGTCTCCGATGCCTGCCCCGTAGGAGAACATCAGTTGGCAGTCGGTTTCCGGCAGCTTCCACAACTGGTTGCGCAGGCTGGCCGTGGTGCGGTTCTTGGGGAGGGCCTTGATCTCTTGGAGGAACGGCTTGCAAAGGTCCCCCAAGCAAAAGATGATGCTGTCCCCGTGGGCGTAGGGAATGGTTTCCCCACCCAACACTTCGATTTCCAGTTCAGGGGACCGCTTGGTGACGGGCGCAATGGCCTTCATCACCTTTTGCAAGGAGTCCTTCGTCCATATTTTGAGTTTGCTCAATTCAGGCTCTCCCACTTCTGTTTGGATTCAGAAAACTTGTAGGTGGATACGATACCCTTTTCCAGCTTCTTCATGGTCTCGCCCAGCTTGCCGGTCCCGAACGTCTTCAAGGTGGATTGGTTCAGACCCACCAGCCCGCCATTGACCACATGCAGCAGCATGCCGGTATCCGATGCTTCGATGTACAGCCACAGGTCCTTGTTCACGTGGACGAAGAACGTGGCGTAGTCGGGTTGGATGACATCCGACAGGGCGGTGGGCTCGTAGTGTAGCATCCACGGCCCCACCTTGACGGCTTGCTTGGCCTTGCCGAGATAGCCCCCGATGAAGGGGACCAGGGGGACTTGGATGGTGTCCGCCACGGAGTACAACAGGGATTCTTTCGTCGTCATGCCAGCACCTCCAATAAGAGTTCACCCTCCACCACTTCCGCGATCACGTCGGCCACATGGATGCCCTTCCAGTACAGGGCGAACTCCCAATAACCTTTTTCGGTGGTGGCATTCCACGTGGATTCACGCAGGATCGCTTGAGAGGCTTCCGCATCGATCCCCGGCAGGACAGTCGGGAAGGTACACGATTGGCCGATGGCCAGCCCCTTGAAGCGTTCGATCAGTCCCTTACCCACATTTCCAGTCGCTTTCATTTGTCCTCCGGAATATCGTTGACGTTGATGATCATCTGGTCGTATTCAACCCCCAACCCCATCAGGAAGGAGCCCACGATCTTGCCAAGAGAGACCGTATCCCCGTTCTGGTTGGTGGTGCCCACATGCATGGACATATAGGCCCCCTCATCATTCTTGCCGACCCCCAGCCCAAGGTTCTTCATGTGGTTAATAAGGGTGCTGCCGACGACTCCGGAGAACTCCACCCGGAAGCTGATTTGGCCATGGGTGTGGTAGCGGTTGCGCATCGCCACCTTGACCAGATCGCTCCGGGCGATCACGTAGTACTTGGCTTCCGGCGACGTACCACGGACTTGCTGGCCAATCTGAGTGGCTTCACGCAACCGCACCACCGGGGGACCACCCGGCTTGATCTTAGGTTTGGTGGCCGTCTTGGGCGTAGGTGGCACGGTAAAAGTCTGTGGCCCCGGCGATGTTGGCGGGGGTGCACCAAGCGCTTCCGAAAAGTTTCCCACTATGGAGCTAAGGCTAGGAGCTTTCAGCTTACTTGCCTGCTGTGCCATCGCAGCATGTATTTCTTTATCCAGGGGCAATTCAACCTTGGAAAGAGCCTGTTTCGCGGCCTGAAGGCTTGCCACGGAAGCATCCGTCACATCCTTGGTGTCGACAGATGGCAAGGCCGAGATTTCAGCCGCCAGTTCTCCGTACAGGGCCAGCATGACCTTTTTCGTTGCCGCCAGTTGTGGGCTGTCCGGCGCAATTGATTGCAGCGACGGGGTGGACAACGGCAAGTTGGTGGCAATCACTTGCCCGCTCCCATAGTGGAACGCAAGGTTGTAGAACTTGGTTTCCACCTTGATGTAGCCATCCTTGATCTGCTTGGCCAGTGGCTCAAAGTACTTTACCGGCAGCAGTTTTTCCAACAGAGCCAACTGAGCATCCATGGAGAGTTCCTTCACATTAAGTGCCATTTCTCACTCCTTGAGTTTGGTCATCTACGAAAGAAGTATAGCACATTTTTAGAGTTAGTCAAATCAAGCGTTATCGCGCCATATGTTTTTCTTGCTGTTCACGGGGGTAATCGTCTGTTTGCTGGACGAGGTTTTCACGCCATTGAACACGCTGCTGGTGGAACTAGTGCCACCTACGAAGGGCAGGCCTTCAACCGTCCCGCTGTAGCCCTTGTGGACCATTTTTACGCCTTCCTTGGAGCCTTCAGCGGTGTTCACCCCGAAGTACTTCACCAGAAAAGCGACTTGGCCCTTGGTTTCCACTGCCTTCTTGCAGTAGGCATCCCGCACGTACTGGATGGCGTTCTTGTCCCCCGTCATGTACATGACCAGCGCCGCCAGGAACATCCCGGTACGGCCATGACCCCCGATGCAGCCGGTGTGAACCTTGCGCCCCGCAATCAATTGCGCAGCCGTCCACTCCACCAGCTTCACGAAGTCGGCGGGCTTGGGCGGGATGCCACCATCAGGGATCGGGAAATACACCTCCGTATGCTTCATCGGCTTCGGGTCTTCCCAGGGATACTGAGGCGGCGTCAGCTTCATGGTCCAATCGAAGCCGATATATACGTCGGCATCCTTGGCCACGGGGTAAGCACATGACCCCCCTTCGATTTGGTAATCTCCGATCTTCAGGGCCGGGTGCGATTCAAAGCACCGCTTGACGTTCTTGAGGTTGTTCTGTTTCCACAGGGCGAATTCCGGATCGTCATCCCACTTTTTTACGCTTTTTGCCATGGTGCACTCCTATGCTTTAGCAGTTTGTTTGGTCGATTTCCGGATCGGCTTGATGATCTGGACACTGTTTTTCAAGTCAACGTCATACCAGCCAAGGCTTTCACCCACAGGGGCCTGTCCCGGCTTGCCATGCTTCTTGGTCTGTTTCTCTTTCTCCGCCTTGTATTTCTTCAAGGCTCCAAGTGCTTCCACCTTGAAGTAATCCACGTAGGTGCCGAACTCGTCGGGGAACATATCGTGGTATCCCTTGACGATAGAGTGCAAATCATCTGGCACAATACTTGACGCAGCAAGGCTATCCGTCCGGTCCATCACATACTCCAGCACTTGGCCGGAACGTTGGATGTCCAAGATTTTGTTGATTTCATCCGTGTAGTGCACGTACAAGAAGCCTTTGTTGAAAATCGGGCCGTTGTTGTGGGACAACGTATAGGCCGTGTCCACGAGCATTTCCATCGTGATTTCACCCTTGACGAAGCGATGCAAGGTCCGGGCAATCTCGCCCCACTTCTTGCCACCGTAGCCGGATGAAAAATTCAGGTTGTCGAATGCTTCCATCATCCACTTCGTGTAGTCCCCCAGCATCATGTTGGGCGTGTTCTTTACGAAATAGTCAGCCGCTTGGCTCGACCCCTTGCCCTTGATGGAACCGTGGAAATTCTTGAATTTAAGACTGGTGTGTGCTGTCACGTCACCAGAACCGTGGCGGGTTTCACGAGTGCAGATGATCAGCATGTAGTAAAACATGCGGGCGCCCTGCAAACTCAGTTGTCGGGTATAGGCGTTCATGATCTTGTCGGCCCACTCAGGCAGGGACTCATTCTTGGTGAACTTGCCCTTGATCAGCGCCGCCAAGTGGTTCAGAGCATAGAACTTGACAGCTTCCGTATCCGGCAACACATCCCCCGCCTTTTCCTTGTAGCCTTGATAGCTCAAGGTGGTGTTGGGCACGGGAACATCGGCAAGGGAAAGCTGTTTGAGGTGGGGAATGGCTTCGTAGTACGCAAGCGTTCCCTTTTGTTCATATTTCATTTGGCTTCACTCCTTGAATTGCCAATCACAAGAGGGAGTATAACTCCCCCATTTCGGTTTGTCAAACGAAAAGTGATTCGCGTTGCGTGCGGAAGTTGCGGTCGGTCAAGTTCGATTTCAGGCGGAATAGGGACTTCAGCTTGGCAAACTTGATGGTCCGCTTCAGATCAGCGTCGATGTGGAAGTTCATGACGTAATCGTACTGCTCGTCCGTCTCCACCGCGTGGGCGTAGTAATGCTCCCGCACATACTCCACCGGGTTACGGATGCCCCAAGCCTTCGCCAGAACGGCCAGGAACAGACCGGTGCGCCCCCGGCCAGCCATGCAGCCAACGTACAGCTTGCGGCCCGCCACGATGTGGTGGATGGCGTCACGGACCCCTTGGTTCATCTGCACCTTGGGCGGCGTCTTGAAGTCTTGGGTTGGGATGTTGATGTCGCACGGAATGTTGATCTCCTTGGCCATCTTCACGAACACGTGGGTGTGCGGGTTCTCGATGGATGGGCCTCCAACGACTTCGTAATATTTGCCGCCCGGCAGGGGCAGGCGCAGGGTTCCAAGTGCCATAACTACTCCTTAGTAAAAAGGGGATTCTAACCCCAAAAACAACGGTTTGTCAAACTACTTGTGGTACTCGTTACGAATCTCACCTGTCCAGCCGCACACCTTACACCCTTGGCCTTCGCACTCCTCACACTCGTCATGGGTCACCATGTCATATACGGCCTTGACTCTTCGGGTGGGGACTTCCCACCGGCTCATGTTGAGGACGGAACCTACCGGGTTGATGGCGAACAGCCAGTGGTGGAAGCGACGGTTGCCCCGCTCATTGGTGGCGGGGGCCGCATGGGTCACCATATGTTCCAATTCTTCTTCGCTGATGCCTTCTGCCTCCAGCACCCGAAGAACCTTCTGGCTGTAGAGTTGGCTCATTTTTTTCGCCCCACACGCTCAATGAAGATGGAACGGGGCGCCTCAAACGCCAGCCGGGAATTATGGTCATGCTTGCGCTCGTCTGACAGGCCACAGGACAGGAAGACGTTCGGATAGATTTCAATCCGTTCCTCGTCTGTCACGATGTAGCGCTTGTCACGGAACAGTACTTGCACGTGCGTGGCTTTCGGTACGTCCTCCACCAACAGTTCGTACTTGTCCACGATAATCTTTGTCCCTTGGGAAACACCAATACTGAGGGCCATCATTTACTCCTTAGATTAAGCCAAGTAATTCTTTACATGCGGAAGTCGCCGCCCATGTACTGCCTCCGGTGATGCCACGGCGATTGGTAATCGTGACCACCAACCCCTTGGACCGCAGGATGGTGAGGTAACTGGACACATCCGATACCGTGTACTGCCTCCCCGACAAATTCAGTTCCTCAGTCAACTCGGCTGAGGTGCTTTGCACATTTGCCGCCAACGTGGCCAACGTGATGTACAGGTTGGAGCCCCGCTTCGGCAACTTGATATCCGCCCCCGTATCCGTGTGCTCGATGATCACGGTTTCCAACGTGGTGGCCAGCACCTTGTGGTATCCACACAAGCACCGCAAGATCAAGTCATGCTCTGTGCGCTGGTAGTACGCATTGTTGGATGCACACTTGGGACATTCAGTACGAGGGGACATACCCGAAACTCCTTTTGGGGACTTTCGGGTATTCTCCTATATTTCAGGACAGCAATCTAGCTATCAGGCTACTTTTTGATTGGAAGCACTCATCTTTTTCACTGTAAGCCCCCAGCACGCCGCACTTTTCCCCGGCCTTGGTCTTCAAATCCATCAGCTTCATCACTGCCGGGTCCAGGCCACCCACCCAATACCCGCCATTCGCCATCAAGAACTGCTCCAGCTTCCCCGCTCCGACCACCAACTTCAGGTTGGGGAACCCCACATAATCACCGGAAACAAACACCGTCAAGTTTCCAGTCTTCGCCAGGGGGGAAGAGTTCAGATTGGACAGCAGGGAAACCACTTGGACATCCATCTTGGCCCCATGCAAGTAGAACATGCTGTTGAACTCGTTGACGATTTCTTCGTCGTGGTCCGTCAGGTCAAGGAACACTTTCGTGCCTTTGGGCAGCTTTGCAATCAATTGCGCCAAGGCTTGAGGGTCGGAAATGTAGATGTTTCCGTTGATCAGCACTTTGCTGTTCACCACCTCACCCACGGGAACAACGTTGTTTCCAAACAACAGTTCATCGAACCGCTTCAGGGTCGGGTTGCCACTTCCCTTCACCACCGGGACCGCAACATCCCAAATCCGCCCCGTGGAGCCATCAAACGACACGGTGGAGCCTTCAGGGAACAGGCTCAGGGGTTGACTCACCCCCACCACACAAGGCTTGTTCATGCCCCGTGCCACCACGGCGGCGTGGCTGGTTGCACCCCCCTCCATCGTGATGATCCCCACCGCCGCGTACATGCCTTCAATGTCATCCGGGGTGGTCTCCTTGGTCACCAGAATGCACGGCTCCTTAGACTCCTTTGCCGCCTCACTGGTCAACACAACCTTTCCCGTCACCACACCCGAACATGCCGGGATGCCGGTCATGGTAGGAACCTTGTTGAAGGATGGGTCGATCAGGTCTTGGTTGGCGGCATCGTAAATCTTCCGGCTCACACGCTTCAGGGCCTCTTCCCGGCTCAGCTTTCCTTCTTGGAAGTAATCCACGGCGATCCGAACAGTGGCCATCGGGGTCCGCTTGGCGTTGCGGGTCTGGAGGATGTACAGCTTACCTTCCTGCACCGTGAATTCCACGTCTTGCACGTCACCCTTCAGGTCTTCCATCTTCTTGACGTTAGCCAACAACTCCAAGTAGACCGAACCATTCCAGTCGGCCATTTGAAGCAGCTTTTGTGGGGTCTTCACACCCGCCACCACATCTTCTCCTTGGGCATTCACAAGGAATTCTCCAGTCACCACAGCACTTCCAGTGTCC